TTAAGCCATCGCCTTGATCACCTGCCATTCTGAGCCCCGCGCATCACGATAGCGGTCGGTCATCGTAGCGGTCTTGTGACCCATCAGCGCTTGAGCAAAATCGCTGCCGTGAGTCTCTGAATAGAGTCTCGTGGACAACGACCGGATCTCGTGAAAAGATGTGGGCGTTTTACCCGCGGCCGGCTTGTATTTGAGGATGACCAACATCTTTCGCATGACATGCGAGTAGGCGTTCACGCCGGGTTGATCGCCGATCTTTTTATGGCGATACGAGCGAACGAAATGGAAGAGGCTCTTGCTCAGCACTCGGTCATTGCACTCCAGTAAAACTTCGGCAATGGACATGTCGATATTTGGCATTCGCAGATCTACTGGTATTTTCAGCTTCACGCCTGTCTTGCTCTGATGAATCCACAGATAGCCGTCTTTGATGTCCCGCCGCATCAAACGGCTAAGATCTCCGACGCGCTGCCCAGTGATCAGCGCCATATTCATTGCGTTGACGAACCAGCGCAGATCCGGGTCCTTTTCTGCCTCTTTGCGGATCGACAGGAACAGGTCAAGTGTCATGCGCTCCCGCGTCACCTTTGACTCAGGTAGGAACGTCGATTCCACAGGGCTCTGCCCAGGTTTAATGAAGCCTTGGTTGATCGCCTCACGAAATAGCGAACGCGCACGCGCACGCACTTTTGGCGGTAACGACTTGCCGCGTACCGCCGTTCCCTTGACCATCTCGACGATGTCACGCGGTTCTACGACTGAAATTTGCTTGTCGCCGATCGCTGCGGCGATGGCAGCGACTTCATATTCAATATTCACGAGCGTGCGTTTGCCGGCGTGCTTCTCCCGGATCGGAATCATGTATTCCTCGATCCATGCCGACACGGTTTTGCCGCCACCATCTATTCGATCAAGCAGCGTCGGCGTCGTAGCACGCAAGGCAAGCTGAGCGTTGACGGCTTTGGCTTGCTGGCAAGCCACCTTGAAATCCGTCCCAAGTCCGTACGTCTTCTTAGTCTCCGGGTGGCGGAACCAGTAATAGCCCTTGGCATTCTGATAAAGGTTCGCCGGCCAATTTCGGCGAATTGCCTCTCGGCGTCTAGCGGCCACTGATCATCCTTTCCAGGCGCTCGGCCTGAGCATCAACATAACGCGCATCTTCGCGAACGTAGAAGTTTTTCCCAACGCGAGTTGCCGGCGGACTGATCTTGCCGTCGTGCGCCCAGCGGCGCAGGGTATTGGGGTGCGGCGGTTTCCCGGTGTGGTTCGCGATTGTATTCGCGGCCCACACACCGATTGGAACTAATTTGGTCCGAGACATACTCATACTCCGATCCGCCATTCTTTAGCGGTAACTGAGATAACAAATGACCCAAATAACGCGGACATGGAATAGGGGCTTTTCAGTGCTTGTTGACGGAAAGCACTACGACTTTCCCGATCTACTATGTGCCGACGCGTTTGTGCATGCGGTCCGGGACGGGGCGATCCCAAATCAGGCGGCGGAATTGTTGAACGACTCACGGTATTTTTTTCGGCAGGTAAACCACTGATGCCCTTTTTGTCGGTAAAAATGATAGGAAATCTGATAGAGATTAAATTCCCATTTAAACGTCAGATTTCTGCGGAGTGCAAATTTTCTTACATTGACGGCAATAAACATTCCGGTGAGAATCCGCCTCGCACGCACGGTGATCGCACTCTTGATGTGGAAATCAATTTGAAATCCATTTCTGCCTAGATACATAAAATCCGCACTGTTCCTTCTGGATGGCATAGTCGCGGATTGACCCAATTGGTCTCGAAAGAGCCAATAAATGCTCGTGTGCGACTGTGACATATCGACGAATAACAATGCTGCCAAATGGTGTATCAGTGATCGTCGGTGACGAGCGATATGATTTTTCGAATAGGTATTACGCTGATACCTTCGTGCGCATCGTAGAGCGCCGCGAGCATGAGGCTGCGTATGTGTATCGACTGCTGACCGATCCAAGGATCTTCCGGCAAGATGACGCCGCAGATTAATCACGCCGTCACTCGCTTGAACGACACAACCCAGACCCAGGGATTTGCATCCCAAGCCCCATTGCCATTGATGCTGTCCCATAAACAGGCGTAAAGCTGTTTAGCGGTCAAGGTTTCGTCCGCATCCGGCACCTCGCGCAGGAAATTGACGCCTTCAACTTCGGCGTCTTCCTCGCTGCAATCGCTCAACCGTTCGACGCGAACATTCGTGACTTCCAGCAGGATCCGCGACGCCCATCGGGGCATGTGGATGGAGGGACGCCACCGGCACACGAGATTGTCATCATCGTTGACGAATTCCGGCGGCGCACCACCATCCGCGGCATATCTGCAAAAGTCCGGCTTTTGATAAGCATCGCGGCGGCCATCACGGTATTCCTGATATTGATCCTCGGATAGCAGCGGCCCTTGCCACGTCTCCCGCACCCATAGCCGGTCGCCGGTCTGGCCGAACCGACTTCGCAGGCGCTCTATCGGATCTTGCGCGCCCACGAAGAAATGGTACGGAACGCCGTCGATCTGGCGTACCTCGCGGCACTCCTGCTCGACCCAGGCGTTCATCGGCTTACAAACGCGTCGCGTCTGCGTCTTGCGCCCGTCAAGAATGGCTTTTACCATCGGCGCGGAGAATAGGATTGGTTTCTCGTTCACGATGCCTCCTTTCTCGCACGGGCGGCGTCGACACTGGTTTGAAGTGCTCGGATTACGACGTTCCGCTTTTCGTCGTGGCCGATTGATCCGAGATGGTCTAGTGCCATACTCGCCGCGTTGGCAAATCCGGTTACTTGAGCAGCAAGTGCATCGCGTTCTGCTTGCATTCCAAGGAAGCGTGAATCTGCATCATCGCGGTCGCGAGCGATATTTTTCGCTGTCATTTCGGCCAGCACAGCCCGTTGCTCAAGACTGGCGTAGTCACGGAATTGCACAAATGCACCCGCATCGTCGCGTATCCAAGTGCATTCCCCTCTCTCAGACCAAATCACATATCGATCAACCATCACACCTCCTTATCTGCCAGATCCTCTCTTGAGTCGACGACCTCGAGTGAGATCCCGAGATCTGCGCAGACATCCATATGCCCTTGCCAGTAGTCGCTCAGACTCGGCGCATTCATGTTGCGATCCCGGTGCTTTTGGGCGCTCTGATATCTGCTCTTGAGCGCGGCTAGCAGCTCGTTGTTGCTCGTGTGCCCGTTCACGATGTCTCCTTCCCAGCCGACGGAAAGCCGTCATGTGTGGCACCGTCGAGTTGTCTCCCCGCACTCTTTTTGCCCATTCGTTCGACAATCGCCCGCGCACCGAAACTCGTGAATTGACGTGGGTACCGGTCGGTCCTGTGAAAGCGCGGCATCCGGTCATAGGCATCGTCATGCGTATAATCGCCATATGCAAAAGCGCCAGGCGTCTCACTCGGACGCGGCTGGGCCGGTGCCCATTCTCCCCATTGCTTAAACAGAAACGGGACGGCGGCAGCAGCGCACTGGTCTCGTAGTGAGCGGGTCCACTGAATACTCATGGGCCGTGCATTCGGTCCGCTCTCGCCGCCGACGATCACCCAATCCAGTGCCTTTCGCCGCGTCGTGAGTACGCCACCTTTTCCGTCGCGCTCGGCGCAATCCTCGTATTTCAGGAGATCCAGGTCTACCGGCCCCAACAACGGCTCCATCGAAAGGAACCGGACACGCGCCGGCACAGCCAGCAGCTTAGGGATGTCGCGATCGGCTTCAGCCTGATTGACGATCGTTGCGCCAAGCCAGACGTTGTCGAGTAGGCGAGGGTTCCACACTGTTTCAAGATCAAATCGGATTTGAGCCGTCTCCGTGATCATGCGCATGACATTACCGATGCGCTTGGTCAGTAGAAGCCAGTCGAGGTTTGGCGTCTTCTCGATCAAATCGAAGAGGTCGCATCGCCATTGAACGTCGACCCCGTTATCGAACACGTCGGCCAGACTGGCGCAAAACACGCGCTGCCGGCGCTGATGCTGGGCGTAGAAGACACCCGCGTTCCGGTTCCATGCCATCGGCTTGCGCCAGTTGGCGACGGACGTGCGTCGCCGTGGAGCACCTGGGCCCCAGTTCACGGCGGTGCCGCCACCGAAGCGGGCATTGCGCGTCTCGGCGTAGCAGTTATCACAGCCCGGGCCGACCTTCTGGCATCCTTCCCACGGGTTAAAGGTGTGGTCCGCCCATTCGATATTGGTGTTTTCGCTCACGCCACTACCTCCGTCCCTTGGGCCGACTCCGCAGCCACCTCTGCGCGTAGATGCGCGATGAACGGATCCCAGACGTTCCGGCCAAGTCCAACGAGCGACGGCTTCATCCGTTCCTTCGTCCAGTGCCATGGCTCTACGTTAAGGAACGCACTCCGACAACACATCATTCGCTGGATAAAACCGTCGCGGCTATCTGCCTCAGTTGGGATTTCGTCCCATATTTTTCGAGCGCGATCCGCCTCCATGAACTGACGGCGCCGCTCCTTCAGCAGCTCGCGCTTAACCGCCGCGACAGTCGCGTCAAAGTCGAATTCGTACATCGATGCCGGTTCGAGGCGATTCAGTATGTAATGCAGGTCAACGCCCAGTAGAAACTGCTTGAGCGGCTTACCCATGCTGCCGAAATACGTCGAGTAGGATCCGTATGCCGAGCTGATGATGATTTTCCCGTGCTCATGCGTATCGCCGCGAATTCCGACTTCGGTCCAACCGCGAATAGCGATGGTCGCCTCGAAGTCGCCGTGCTCGTTTTTGATCTCGTACCGCTCCATCGGCGGTTCTTTGGTTACGATGGATCTGCTCATTGCCATGCTCCCTGTGTATTCGGCAGCGTTAATGCCATAGCGATCGGCCGCACCCAGATCGCCTGCGAGCTCAACATGAACGTCTCGCCCGACCAAGCCAGTAGAAGCGTCGTGCACATGGTCTCGCCGATCGCGCGGGCGGCGTAGCGGGGAACAGCGTTGCCGACACGCTCGCGCCAGTCCTGATCGGAGAGGCCGGACAGCTCAAGGTATTCCTCGGGCTCGACGAGACTTTGCAGGGCGGCCAGCTCAAGCGTCGTGAACGGGCGGTGCCACGTGCCATCGCGCGCCGTGATGCGGCAGATCAGCTTGTCGCCGGCGGCAGGTAGCGTTGCAACGGCAGCTTGCGATTCGGTGCAAGTTTGCTGTTCTCGCGGATCCGCAACCGACCAACGGCCGTTATCGTGTCCAGCTGCCGCCGACACCGCGCCCGCCGACTCGTTCCAGTCGACGACGCCGTAATGGCCGGCCGTCAAATAGGAGTCACCACGTTCACGCGAAAAGCCCGGTCGGGGATCGGCGACGCTCGGCGCGCCACTACCGAAGCGGGCGCCCGTGACCGTCTTAGCCGACTCATCAAAGGAAGTCACAGCCATCTTGTTCCCGTGCGCCGAGTCCGGCCAACCTGTGCGCGGATCTGCAACTGAGAAAGCCCCGTTGGCATTCCCGGCGATGACCGTGCGCGAGGCGTCATTCCACGGCGTGACGTGGTACTTCCCGTGCAGTTCAGCAGGATCCTTGCCTCCACGCGGATCCGCTACGCACTGTCCGGTACCGTGCGCGCTGGTTATAGCCATTGCGGCTTCCGACCACGGAACGATTCGGTACTCGTTGCTATGTTTGGCGGGGCCGCTGTGGCGCGGGTCTGCGATGGTGAACTTGCCGCCGCCTGGCGCCGATTGTCCACTGACGGTGCCCATGGACTTCTCCCATGCCAAGACTCCGTATTGCGAGTACTCGGCCGCGTCGGCGGGACCGCGCGGATCTGCGATCGCAAAAACACCGTTGGTCGGCATACTGCGCCCAGCTACGGTACCGGCTGGCTCGTCCCAATTCCCGACACCGCAATATCCGCGATGGTATTCATTACTTGGCACGATAGCGAAGTCCGTCAGCACGCCGTCAGCGACCCGCAGCGATTGGAGGGAGCGCCAGTCCTTGCCCGCTTCGACAAACGCCAGGCGCACCCACGTCTTCCATTGCAACGACGGAACACGGTGCATCGGCCCTGCGGCCAAGTCTCCCGGCAGCGGCATCCGGCCGAGGACGGCACTGACCGGTTGCAAGCGCTTCTTCTCCGGCTCGTACAGGAACGGCGGGACCTTTGCCGTGTGGCGCGCCACTAGCAAAAATCGCTTGCGTGATTGCGCCAGGCCGCCCAGCTCGCCGCAGTCGTGCGTCGTCTCGCGGACCACATAACCGTAGCGCTCCAGCAGCGCAATGATCTGATCGAGCAGGTGCCGGCCGCGTGTCGCGATGCGAGGAACGTTTTCGAAGATCAGCAGCTCAGCCGGATCGTTGGAGAACGCCTCCAATGCCAACCAGATGCCGCGCAGCGTCAGCCGGTTGAGCGCCTGGTACTTATCGGTCTTGCTGCGCGTCTCCGATAGCAGCCCCGAAAACCCTTTGCACGGCGCCGACAGGAACCAGATGTGCGGCCGCTCGTTGCCGAGTCCGCGGCGGATGTCTTCGACGGTCGCTTCGCGCCAGTCTGTCGGCGGCTCTTTCCCGTGGAAAGCGATGTACTGCGATCGGTCCATCAGATCAATGACGGTACCGCGCGCGCCGGTAAGCTTGTCGAAGTCGGCGATTGCTCGCGTGTCGACGTCAAAGCCGCCGATGCAACGCGGTTTCGCCACCATTGCGCCGACGCGTGCATGCGCCTCGTTGAACCCCATGGCGCCGCCGCCCAAGCCGCAGAAAAGGTGGGCGTGGCGGATCTCCATGGGGATCGGGTTGATGTGTGCGGTCATAATGCATCTCCGATCGGCGCGCAGCCGAGATCGCGTGGCGTTGCCAAGCGGGCAACCACCGAAAATTTGCTGCGTATGTTGGCGTTGTGCCGAGCCGTGCGTTCAGCGCCTTGGCGACTACGGGCGCGCACATAGATCGTCTTGATCAACGACTCTCGGCCAGTCGTCGTGCGGAGTTCAACGGTCCACTTTTTGAACTCAAATCGTGACCAGTAAGCGATCGCATCGAAGCCGCTATTGAGGGATATTGCGAGTTGGTTGCGAGTGGGCATCATGCTTGGCCACCTTCGTGATAGTTGCCGTCCACGCGCGCCAAGTACTCGCGCATCATCGCGATCATGTCTTCGCGGCGGCCATTGCTGACGTAGTTCACCCGGCCGCCGTCGATCTCTCCAAAATTTGACGTCAACAGCACGAAGCCCACGTTCGGTCCCAATGTCGTCGAAAGCGCGTGGGCGAGTGCTTGCATCATCTGCTCTTGGCTCATTCGGCACCTTGTTGGGCAATTAGGCGATAAAGGACGATGTCTGGGTCGCCCTCGAAATCGAGAAATCCTTCCTCGACCAAGATGGCAGTCTGCGTCTCAACATCTGTCTTCGCAGCGTCATCCAGATCCTTTGAATACAAGTTCGGAGCGAGCTTGACGGCAATGTCTGCTACGTCGAGGCACTCGTACGGCGTTGCGGTACCGTTGTCACGCATAACGACCATCAGGTATTGAGGCTGCACGGGCGCTGCTACTTTTGGCATCGCGTGCGATTGCCCACCTTCCTCCCACATGCCGGTTTCTTGAAGCACGCATTCTCGCTGCGCACGGCGAACTACCGTACTCCAGCCGACACCCACACCGAATTTCGTCTTGCCTACGATTGCGGGCCGCTCGAGTTTTCTCTCGAGAGGCAGTGCATCCCGCTCAGCCTGCATCCGCTTTATCGTTTCGTAGTTCTCGACGCGGAGGCGTTCGGCCGTCTCGTACAAGGCTTTGTAGTCGATCAAAGGCGTGGCCGGCGCAAGAGAAGCAACGAAGTCCCGCAGCGCGTCGCGCGCCGGCAGAATCTCGATGCAGCCTTCCTTGGCCGTCCAGCCAAGCATGACGTTTTCATATGCTTCGAGCAGGGCGAAAAACTTGGTCATCGTGTCTTGGTTAGACATGGTCTCGCTCCTTGGTGGGCCGACCACCGCAGCCGCGACCCTTGTAGTCAAATCCCGGGCAACCGTCGTGTTTGCACGGCATACCGCATTCGCTGCTGCACGGGATAACCGTGTGGCCCTTTGCTTTCTCGATAGCCAGATGTGCACGTGCTTCGGCCGCGGACAACGTAGTGCCGTCTCCGTCCCGCAGCATTCCCACGTAGTCGCGCGGATAGACCGCACTGTGTGTGAAGCCGTCTATGTCGAAGTTCAGGCTGAAAGTGCGCGAAGTCACTTGGCACCTCCGATTGAGGCGGGCAGTTCGTCGGGCACCTCGTCGCCGTAGTGGCTGGCGACCTTCGCGCGCATCGCAGCAAGCAACGGTGTATCGCCACGGCCGCGCCCGACGCCGCCACCCGTTTTCAAGGCAATCTGCGTTTCGTTAGGCGGCAGCGTTCGTGTGCGAGCGGAGACGGTTGCGGACCAGTCGTCGTATCGCTTCCAGCCGTCGTTCGGGCCGCCGTAGTAGTGAACATTGCGGGGCGGGGACAGATAGATTTGGTCACGCTCGATGATTGGGCCGCCGTATTCCCACTCGCTCGAGAACGGCTTCACTTTGGCAGTGAACTCTGCAAAAGCTGCCGACTTCCCTTCGCATCGCGCAACCCAGTAGTCCAGCAGCGGGCCATTCAATTCAGAAACTTTCATCAGAACCCACTCCATTCAGCGCCACGCTTCCATTTTCCGTACGGCACTAACACCAAGACGCTGTCTTCCTTGCCGGATTTGATCAGGGCCTTTGCGCGTTTCTGGGCGCTTTCCAGCGACGTGTGCCGGCGCGCGACAGATTCGCTCCCGAACGTGACGAACAGCAGCGGGGCGGGGCCGTCGCCGGACAGCCTATCAATGTGCCGCTCTAGCTCGGCGTTGTTCGCTTGAAGCCGGTCGCGGCCTTCGACGAGGCGACACGCTGCTTCGAGGCAGTCGTCGATCGTGATCGGGCCCGGCGCGGTGTACCCGAGAATGGACATCAGCTGTACGAGTTGCTGCGTAACTTCGAGCTTTTGCGGTACGAGCTCGGCATCGACCGCATCGCCCATACGCTCGGGCGCCGAATTTGCACGCGTCGGCGCGGGATCTACCTCACGGAAGTCCGGATCGTCGTCGATCGACGGTGCCAACTCTGGCACTTTTTGCGCTTTTCTCGTGGTCAGCCAATAGACGTATTCATTGCCACCACCGGCCCGCTTCGCGCGCTCGACAACGCCGTCGGCGATCATGCGGTTCAGTTCGCGCGAGACATCGAGATCGGGCATGCCGATCGCCTTAGCGATGTTCTTCGCCGGCGACTCGTCGACCAGCATCAAGTGGGTTTCAATCAGTTCCTTCACAATACTGGGCTCCAAATCTCGAAGGCGGTGCGGTGGTCGGGAAACGGCTGGTTACGCCGGGACGGCCAGGTGCGCTTGGATGCCGCGATACACGGTTTTGCACGCAGCGAGATCTACGGCGGCGTTGTGTGCACCATCGAGAGCCATGCCGGTGAAATGCTTGTACGCCTCGCCGAGGTTTGGCGACTTCGCGTGGAAGCGCTTGGCAGCTTTCATCTTCTCGGTCGGCGGTAGGTTGATGATCTTGGTGGACTTCGACTGGGTACAAAACGCGGGGCCCGCCTTCCACACGTCCGCTGTGTTGCGCCGCCCGTCGCGGATCAGTTCGATCCGGACCATGCGCATGTCAAACGTTTCGTTGTGGCCACAGCGGAACGTCGAGCGTTGCCAAAGGTCCAGGAATTCCTCGAAGGCATCCGCGATCGGAATGCCTTCGGCTTCGGCGCGCTCGGTCGTGATGCCCGTGAGCGCTGCGACGTCGTCCGGAATCGTCCAGCCGTTCGGTTTGATGATCCGGTCCATAAAACCGAACACGGTGTCAGATGCTTCGTCCCACAGCTCTGCGGCTAATTGCGTGATGTGTGGTTGACTCGGGTCTTCCGAAGGAAGCTTCCAATTTGGCAAGCCGGTCGTTTCGGTGTCGTAGAAGAGGATGATCGACATGATGGTTAGTGTCCTTGTAGTTAGGCGGTTGCTACGGTCTCGGCGTGCGCGATCACGCCTTCTTCAATCCAGTACCCGCTGATCTGAAGCCAACGATCACGGTCCGTGTCATTCAATATCGCGGGTACGGCTTTGAGGGTTCCGCAGAGAATTGCGCACTCGATATCGTTGAACTCTGCCAGCTCGTCCAACCATTCCAAGAGGTCGCCGCGCGATTCGAGATCGAGCACATCGACGCGATCGAGCGTAACCAGGCCGAGCTTTGAGAGGTGCGCGATTGCGACGGCGATCATTGCGTCTGCACGCCACTTCTCAGATTCGGAGAGCAGGGCGAAGGGACGGTCTTCGGACGTGATGGCCATGTCCTTTTCGATCGTGACCGGCAGGAAGCCGCTCGACTTCGAATAAGAGCTCAGATGCGCGTTGATGGGCTTCAGTGCCTGTTCAAGCATCTTTCCCGGAATGCCGTCTGGTGCGAGCTGTTCGGCGATGAGCAGCCACGCCGCAACGTCGTTATGGTGCTTAGCGGCATCCTTCGTCTTCTGCTCTGCTGCATCGGACTTGACCTTGTCCTGGGCGAGCGCATCGACAGTAGTCTGCAAGTCGCTGCGCTGACGGCGCGCGGCTTCCAGTGACTTCTTGATGGCGTCGATGTCGTCTTGAGTGACTTTCTCGACATCGCCTTGTAATTCGAGCGCGGCAACCGCCGCTTCCGCCGCCGCGAGGTCGCGCTTGGCGTTCGTGACTGCGCGCTGCATCAGGTCGCGCGCCTTGGTCAATTCCGGCAGCTGCTCCCGTGCGGCATCGTCGCCGGCCGCGCCCGGCTCGCCGAACTGCTTTACGTATGCAAGATAGGCTTCGTCGGCGGCCGTGATGCCGTCGATCTCGGTCCAGGACTCGACGTCACCTTCGCGGTGAAACCCAGCGACGCCGTCGCTGTTGTTGGACAGTGCCAGAAAGGTCAGCAGGCCTGCGGCCAGTTCGTGGACCAGGCCGACCCGCGGCGCGGTGCCGGCGCGCTGGGTCGCATCCGTGAGCGTGGCCTCGGCCTTCGACAGGTTCTGCTCGTCGGTTTCCAGCTTTGCACGGCAGCGCACGACGGTGGCTGCGGCTTCCGCACCGCCCGATGATTGCGCTTGCCACTTGGCATAGGCGGCCGCTTTCTGTTCCGACACGCCCAGTTCCCGACTCTTGGCAGCGATACGCTCGTCGCACTCGGTGAGTTGTGTCTTGGATGTCTCCAGCTTGCGAGCATCGAACAGTGGCGCTTCCGCTTCCCAACCGTCCGCTTTCTTCTCGCCCCACGTCTCGCCCGTTACCGTGCGCCACGACGTCTTAGACTCCTTGGCACGCTCCTTGGCGTGATCGCACGCGGCAGGGAACCCGGAGCGCAGCATCGGCAACACCGCTTCCACCAGTTGCGCGTCCGCCTTCGCGTCCAGTAGCTGCTTGCGCACGCCGTCGGCGGTTGCGGCCAAGCCGGTCAGGTTGAACAGGAACGTGCGGCGCGTCGCTGCATCGGCCCGCGAGAACGTCGATGCCTCAAGCACGTACGGCAGCGCGTCCATGTTGATCGCCAAACCTTCCCACTTCGTATCGGACGGCGTGATCACGAGCGATGCCTCGCCGTGGTCGGTGCCGAGCGTGACACTTGCACGCTTCTCGCCGTCAGCGATGAGGGCGCCATGCGTCTTCTTCGTGGTGACGCGCTCGACATCGCCCGTGAGCGCCGCGCGGATCGCTTCCTGCAGACTGCTCTTGCCAGCGCCGTTGAGGCCAGCGAAGAGGGCGACCGGCGTATCGAACGCGAGATCGATATCGCGCACGCCGACGAAATTCTTGATGCGAAGGTGCTGGATCTTCATGGCTTGGCTTATGTGGTGGGCACCGAACGACTGGTAGATTCACGCGCCGCAGCGCTTCATACCTGGGTGAGCCGGGGCGCCCGTTGAACTGGTTACTCGACGAGGTCCATCTGGCGCTTCTTGCGAGTACGCTTCGGCTTCTCCGGCTCGGACGGTGCGTATCCGTCGTTGCTGTCGCCGCCGTTGTAGGACGCGTCGTCCGGATCTTCGGGATCGTCGCCTCCATCCGGATCGAGCGTCACGTAGACTTCCTCGCCGAGGAACGTCGCCAAGTGCGCCACTTGCTCTTCGGTCGGGTGGGTCTGAACCCGATATCCGACGACACACGTGCCGCCCTCTTTGGGTTCGATCTCAAATTTGCCGATCTTCGCGAGACCAAAGACGGTGTCGTTCCGGTCGTCGATGCCGTGGTGCACGACGTAGCGCGCCTGCGGATACTCGACTTCCCACTTCACCTTTTTGATCTGCGGATTCTTAATCTGCGTCAGGTGGTCAGGCGTATCGACGATTTCCCGCTGCGCGTCGTCACGCTGATACAGTGACGACTTCAGCGTCGGCGAGAATTCAGCCAGTTCGTCGTTGCTGATCTCGACGGTGAACTTCAGATCGCAGGCCAGGACGAGCTCGTCGCCGTGGTTTTCCTTACGAGCGTTGAAGCCAGCCATTTTTGCGCGACGACGTTGCAGTGAGAACATGCGTAGATCCTCCAGGACAGTGGGTGACGGTTACTCGACGGCGGGGCGGGGGCCGCGTGCCGCCCGGCGCGGCGCAGGTGTGGCCGGCTGCTGCGTTGGCGGATTCTCGATGTCGTATTTGCAGTTGTCGGCCAGGCGGTACAGCGTTTCCTGATCGTCCTCGTGGAAGTTGACGACGTACGCGACCACAGCATCCAACTCAGCAACGGTCTTAGCCGCGCGCAGTGCCCCGTCAATTTCCTCGTAAGTCGAGTCCACCGTGATTGCAGGGCCGACGTCTGCGGCACCCTGAGCCGGACCACTACCGGCCTCGGCTTGCACCGTTCCGCGGGATGTATCTTCGGTTGCCTCAGGCTTCTGCTTCCCGCCCTGGGCGACGGACTGCGAGTCGACGTCGGTGGCGTCGGCCGGCGCTCGACGACGCTGACGCGGTTGCGCATCGGGCTGTTCGTTGGACTCGCGCAGCTTGTCGATGTCGACAGCGTGCGTGCCGTCCGGACGCTCCTCGAGGTCGATGATGTCCGTGGTTTCTTCGGCCGTCTGAAGACCCATCAGCAGCTCGGGCGCATAGATCTTTCCGAAAAAAGCCGCTGCGCGGTACCGAAGCATTACTTCGGGCATCGTTTGCCACTTGCTGCCGTTCTTGGTAAGCCAGCCCTCGTCGATCGCCATCTGGATGCTGATGGTCGGCGACTGCAGACGCTCGCCGGTTTCCTTCTCGATCGCCCATGCGTAGCACTCTTGATGGCGCACACGGACCTTCTTTTCGACGCTGACTTTCTTAGCCTTGCCGCCGTTCGGTTGGTCTTGCCATTCCGTCGCGGTGTAGACGACTTCCTTTGGAGCATCCGGATCCGACAGTGCGAAGCGCAATGGCGAGTACTTTCCGCACGAGTTGATCGCCGCGATGATGAACTGCGAGGACCACGACGGACGGCCCTCCACGATGTAGAGGTTTTGCATCACCATCAACGGGTCTGCGCCCATGCGCTGCGCCATATTCAAGGCGACGACACAGTTCGGCAGACCGTTAGGGTTGTCCTCCATGGCGACGACCTTGCCGTATTCCTTGATCTCTTTCTGCGCGCGATACGCAACAGGGACTAGTGTCGAGTGCGACAACATCTTCGCAGCCCGCTGCATCAGTTCGAACGATTGCAGGCTGCCGAAGCCTGGGGCTACAGCGGGCAAGCTATCGCCGCGCACGGGCGCTTGTGCGACGTCTTGGAGGGTGCGTGTTTGAGCGGGGGCGTTCATAGTTTTATGAATGAAAGAGGCAAGTGGACCAACGGCTGCAGTACTTCGGGCTGCACAGCGGGCTAGACGGATTCGGCGGGAACATCCCGGCACGGAACATTTCGGCGGCGTACTGAATCAAGCCGCGTTGCTCGCCGTCGCCGAGCATCACTTTTCGCGCGTCAAAGACGTGGCTGACGCCAACTGGTGCGGCCGACGTGGTGCCGAGCCCGATAATCTGCGAACCAACGGTCGGTTCCTTTGCCGTGTTCTCGTACATCAGCTGGTAAGTACCGAGCTGCGGCGCGCGGGCCTTGGTGCTGACGCCATCCTTGTTCACGACAGCGCGGCCGGTCTTGACGTCCGGAATCACGAGGCCGTCATCGGTTGCAGCCACGCGTGCCCGGTCCATCGTTCCGGTGAGCGTCACGGTCGTGCCGCCGCCGCAGTCGATGACCAACGGTTCGAGCGTCATTTCCACGGCGATAAAATCGAACTGCGGCGCGATGGTCGAGCAGTAGCGTGCGACCAACGTCAGGCCGATGCGCTCGGCTTCCTGCAACTTCAAGTCGTCTTGCTTGAAGTCCACTTCGTAATCCGGCGTGCGCAGTGACTCCACGAAAGCGTCAGCCGCGTCGTCTGGAAGAATCGGCGCCTGTTGCAGGCGCGCCAGATCGAACGCAGCGGTGCCAGCGTGGACGGCAGTGCCCAGCAGGGCGCGCAGACCCGCTGCCTTGCGATGCTTGAGCAGGTGCTCCCATTCGAACTTATGCGCGCAGTCGAAGAATCCGCCCCAGGCAGACGCGCGAATCGTGATGTTGCTCATCAGGCATTGCCTCCCGTCGTTGAGACGTGGCGCGCGGCGTCAGCTGCTGCACGCTCCATCAACACAGGGATGCCGAGGCCGAGGATCGTGCCGAGGGCGCCAATGGCGATGCCGACCAAGACGGCAGCTGCAATCGTCTTGCGGCGGGTGCACGCGGCGCGGCCGAGGATGTTGATCGTGCTCATGACTGCACCTCGCGGGCGCGCAGCATTGCGTCGGCATATTCGTAGGCCCATGCCGCCAGTTTTGGCACGCCTATCGCTCCGCAGTTGCTGTAATCCTTGCCTTCATGGCCGATCATTGCCGCGAGAGCCTTCGCCGCGAAGTAGTCGCGCAGGGACATTCCCGCTTCGAAACCGTGCATCTCGGTGGCAGGAAGAGGGAATGCAGTGCCACCGTCTTTGATCGTGCTCATGCCATCACCGCCTTGCGTTCGGAGAGCACCTTGACGACGCGCTCACACATCGGGATATCGAACCAAGCCACGTGACAATGCCCAACCGGCGTAATACCCAACGCATCTGCCAGCCATGCATACGCCTCGTCCTGCGTCATCTCACCGGACTCCCACAGCACCATGAACAGCGTCTTTGCCCGCTTCCGCGCGGCGCGCGTCGCCTTGTTTCCGAGCGTTCCAAGCGGAATATCTGTGCGCGGGTGAATGCCGACGTAGCTGTCGCATTCACGATTTGTGCAGAGATACGCATACGGCCAGCGCCCGTACGGCTTGCCGTAGATCGCGCGGTTCTCGACTAGTTCGACGCGGCCGGCGCAGTTTGGGCACTTCGTCGGTATCGGCAGCGGATCCTTTACGCGGGCGATCGCCTTCGGGCACGGATTGCTCGGCGTGATCTTCTGGCGCTTGGATGGGTTCGGACGCATTACTGGATGCTCCCGATCGACACGTACGAGAAGGCACCACGGACAATGCGCGGCACGTAGAAGCGGCCGATTTGCACGCGCGGCGTCTTGCCGTCGGCGTAGCGACGAGCCTTGACGAGCTCTGCTTTGTTGCGCGATGCCGTGTGGTGCATCTCGGCGGCAATGCGTTCAGCGGGCGGCAACTTCACGCCGGTGACGACGTGGCGCAGATCCATGTTTCTCGACGGTGTTTGCATGGCGTACTCCTCAGATGAAAAGGGCGATGAGTCCGACGAACACGGTCACAGCACTCCCGCACATCGTCTGGAAAAGAAGGAAATCGACGCGATCCATGGTGCTCAGTGGTCGCTCGCGAAATCGGAATCGGGAACGATCACTACGTCGCCGACGATGTCGTGTTCGACGCCGGGGAAGCGTTCTTCATAGAGACGCGTGGCAGCGGCGTTGACCGGGAGACCTTTGAGGTGCCCTACGTCATCGACCAACATCACGTGAGTGCGATCGCGCAGCATGACGGAGTCGAGCGTGTCGGCGCCAATCAGGCGCTTTACGTCGGCGATGCTTACGGGGCTGGGCAATGCGACTTCTTCGCCGGACGCCCTGATCAACTTGCGGATGGGGTTCATGTCGTTCCACTCAGTGCAGCGCTGGAGTGCGTCTGCGTTGAAATGGATAGTAGCAAACGCTACTTATACATGCAAGTAGCAAATGCTACGTTTTCGAAATTCTTGTGGCATGCCATTTCGCCTCGCCCCTGAGCCGCAACGTCAGGGGTGCGGATCATGCGCAACAGCGACGTCAACTGTTTTCGAAAAGGGGGCGAAGTGCTGACGGAAAGGTATGATTGCTGTCGTAATCGCCTATATAAAGGCGGGGCACCACATCGATCATGCAAACGGGGAAAGCATGGCTTTGATCAAATGCAGTGAATGCGGGACAGAAATCAGCGACAGCGCGGGGGCGTGCTTGAAGTGCGGGGCGCCAATGGACGTGGCGCGACGGGGCGCGGCAGTGTCGGTAACAGCGCCGCCGGGGGCAGTGAATAATCCAAAGAAGAAAGGGGCGGGATTGGCCCTCGGGATCTGCATTTTGGCCTTGGGTGTCGTCGTTCTCGTTATTGAGATGTCGGGGAGCCACGAAACCACCGCGGCCCAGACCTCTCCGCAGGCCGCATTGGCCGCATCGGGCATGTCGGGCTCAGACTTCTCAGAAAAGGCGCCGGGGCCGACTATCGCCGCAGCGTCGGAAGCTGCGGCGAAGGCGGCCGCCGACGCCGCGGAGGCATCCGAAGTCGCCGCTGAGATGGCGCTGATGCACAACTACACGACAGAGCAGGAAGGCGAGTACGGCTATCAAGCTGCAATAGGCAACGATGACCGTAACAGCGGAATCGCTGCTAAGCCGTTGATGATGATTCGATATCGTGGCGTGATTGCTGGGAGAACTACCATTGACGAGCAATCGTCGGAGGGTGGCGTCATGCGCTTGGATTGCAAAGATCCATGCGACTTTATTCGCCTGCGTCTGATGGTAGACGGGCAAACCGTTCACACCGAGACGCTTCCTAATCACCCGAGCACCCTCGGCGGGGAGATGATGGACGATGCCCGCAATGGAAAGCTGAAAGTTTACGCGGCGAAGTAACAGATGCCGAAAAAAATGCTCGCAACTGAGGCAACAGCATACGTATCGCCTTTCTATGTTCTTGCATTGGCAGATACAATATTCGGTTAAACGACTTACATTTCGATGTTATTCGTCTCAAGCGGCCCTGATAAGGTGGTGTCAAAAGGAGAAAAAAATGACACCACAGGACATCGCTATGCTTTTCGAAAAAGCATCTACGGTTGCTGACCTGCAGGGTGTAGTTACAGCAGAACTGTTCGCAACCTGGGTCTCTAAACGCATTGAAATTCTAAGTCAGGACGATATCGCGTTGCTTGTGCATGTCGGCGGCGCACTTGCGCGCTGGGAACGTGAGGACGACTGGGCCGCCGGCCGTCCTCATCGAATGCCCTAGGCGATTGGCCTGTGTGCCGCGTCAGTCGGCGCGTACGAGCCATCCGATGCCACATCGCTTGAAGGAACACGCCGACGCGTTCCCGGCAGTATCCGTCCCGTAAGCCTTGCGACGGTAAAACTGTCGGGAGTTCCTGATCTAATTCGACTTTCGCCGGTGGTGAGGTTGTACGTCTCGAAGTCAACTATCTCGATCTGATCTTCCATCGCACGTGTGAAAAGTAGCAGAGTGTAAGCGCACCGCCTGTCAGCGGACCCGAACCGCTTTAAATCGGAAACATGCTTATGTCGCCGACACTTTCTTATACGTTTCAGTGTGTAAAAAAGATCACCGCAGTCTAATGGCGTAATACGTGGTTCACCGCGGCAAGCCTGCTGCGTGATGCCCCCCGGCTAAATGGAGTGCCATGATCGGATTTGGCCCCGGGCGGGGATCGACGGCGAGGATTGTGCCCGCGCCGGCTATCGCCAGACAGACGACGAGAATAAACCGGTGAATGCGGCCGCGGTTGTCGCCCGCGTACGGCAGGTCGGGGTCTAGCGGCTGCAAAGGCTCATGCTCTCGGCCGGGGACTGGCTCGGGCACGAGTGGTTCGTCGGGGTCAGGCGCCGTCGGCGTGGCGTGGGCGTTCAGGGAAAATCGGGTGGAAGCAGAGTAGCGCACGATTGAATCGGGTGGATTGAACTGCGATCGTGACGCAAACTCCGTGCCGCGGGTGATAGGACACTGTTTAGAAGATGTATACGGTATTTTTTACATAATTGACCAGTCAAATTTACCGCTAGAAAACGCTCATCATTCCTGTTACTGTACATGCATACAGTAAATGATTCGCCAAAAAGCCACGGGGAGGGGCCATGGCGCAGGAAATTGAAAATCAGAGGGGGCGTAGGTTCCAGCCAGGGGATATGGCTAGGATCGTCCATTCGCTGGACAAGACCCTCATAGGGCGCATTGTCGTGGTCGAGGAATGGCTTCCCGAGTGCGGACGGTGGGGGCTGTTGCTTATGACCGGACGCGCCGTAGGAAAATGCCTAGAGACCGGCCGTCGCGTGAATTCCCGGCGCTGCGCCTTTCTCGACAGTTCGCTTGAGCCTTTGACGCCCCAGGCTGCGAACTTGGATCTCGTGTGGACTCAGTCGTTCCCGATAACGTGAGTTCGATCATCGTCAGCAAGGCCGCCGCCGTCCTTGACGGCCCGGAGTAATGCCCCCATCGCTTCGAAAACGTCTTTTCGAATTCCAAGACTGTCGACTTCCCGGATATCGTCGACCAGCTTTTTGGCAGCTATAGATAAGTCGGCATCAAGGTCAGTCGGCTCATGGGTAGCAACAGCAAATCCAGGGTGTGCGTGCTGCTCAGTTCCTTCGGAAAACCATCCACGCATTCCCGGCAGCGCTTCGATCGCGCTTATTGTTTTCTCACGGATAGGCCGGTCTCCGCTCAGCATTTGGCGAATGAACGCACCATCCTTGTAGCCAAGACGACGACCGAATTCGGACTTATTCCCGGCCGAGAATTTGTCTATTGCTGCCCCAAGGCGGGCAGCACGCCATCGCTGAAGTTCTAGTTCGTTCATAACCTGGATAGTAGCGCGCGCTACGGTAGCATTTGCTGCTTGCAAGCAGTAGCAAACGCTACTATCATCCAAGCATGAACCTCGACACATATCTCTCATCGCCCGGCGCCCTCAGCGTTTCCCAGCTGCGCATTCGAATGAATAGGCTGGGGTACGACGTCAAAAGTGACGCGCAGATTCGCCAGTGGCGCCACTCGTACGGTGGCCGAAAGCCTGATGCCGAAAACGCTGTCGGACTTGAGCTCGCGACCGATGGCCAAGTGTCGAGAAAGACGTTTTATCCGGATGATTGGCATCTGAAGTGGCCCGAGCTCGCTGCCCATGACTCGTTGGCGGTCTCCTCTGGCGGCGAGGTTGCGTGATGAATATCTCAACACCGCTTTATCACTTGGGCATACGCGGTGGCAGAGGTGTGCGCCGCCCGCTGGTCGAACCGACGCCAGTTCGCCGGGAATCGATCCATTTCGAGGAATTGACTGTGCCAAAGCATGTTCTCCACGACGAAAGTCGTTTGTGTGTAGTCCTCGAACTGATCAGCGGTGATGTCGACGATCGTTCCACCCAGTTCCAGCCACGCGTGGGAGTACTCGCCTCGGTAGCCAAGTACGTAGTCCGCTCGGCCATGGCCGTGTTGGTCAAGATACTCAGCCAGCAAAAGCGCCGCGTCGCCGCAAGCCCCGTTGGGGAAGTGCTGCAGTCCGATCGGAAGGTAACGCGGCTCACACTGTTCAATCGCGCGCCGAAACGTCCGGGCGAGCCGCTCTATCTCTTGACGCTGATCGTTTGTGAGGTGAGTGGTTCGGTCTTTATGCATCACGGTTACGTAGAGCAGTCCAGTGGTTTTCAGTCAGAGCAGCCCGCGGAAGGTGCTTGATGTTTTGTGCACATATCAAACCGTGTGCACGTGTTGAAGAATCCAGTGCAGTGCGTCGGGTCCATGGGTAAGGCCGTATTCAACAGCCTTGGTCGATATTTGCTCGAAGGTTTTTGCAGGGAGATTGCGAATCGCTTCCTTCAGCTTGGACTTTTCTGCTTCGGCCAGCTTCGGGTCGTTTGCGATGCGCGCTTCGATCAGGTCGCGAATTGTGTCGCTGTGCAGCTTAACGGTCACAACGCCGAGGATCGCGGATAAACCGCCGTCGTCGGCCAAAAAGTCCATGCCGGCAGCCGTGGCAGCGGGACAGTAAAGGGAAATGTGGCCATCAGCGCCAACTGCGACGGCTTTGGTGAGTAGGCCGTGCTGATGAAGGTAAAGCAAGTTTGCTCCAAGGAGCTGTTGGTCAAGCGGTTTGATCAGAGGATTGAAGTTATTCGGGTGTATCGGCGCGGGGTATGCCGCAGCGGCCATAGTCAGTATCTGGTGCTGCAGGTCGCGATCAAGTTTCATGGGAACCCCAATGCAAGTGGTTTCGGACGGTGTGGTGCCACCGATTCTACGTGCGGAGTGGGTTCCCGCCAATTTTGAGATGTGCACGGTTGGTTTCTAAGGGGTTTGGCGTTTGCCGACCCCTCTTATTTGATCTGAATTCCAGTTGTAATTGCAGTTGTAATTCGATTGATTTTTTCTAAGAAGGGGTGGGTATGCAAGTAGGGGAGCTGCTGCGCGAACGGGCGGATCATGCGCGACGCGAAGAGGAGGGCATTGCGCTAAAAAGCGCTCGCTTCCTTCCGGAGGGGGTCATCGCGCAGTGCAGTACGTTCCGTGAGGCGGTTTGGCTTGCCTGGGAAAATCGCGCCTCCCGAGCCGTGACGAAGCAGCGCTTAGCAGAAGCGTGCGATGTCTACCCGTCCCGTCTGACCCAGTACGTCAATTCGATTGCCGTCGATGCGAATGGCAAACCTCGGCCTGACTTGCCGGCCGAGAAGATACCAGCGTTTGAAGCAGCGGTTGGAAATCGTGCGCTGAGCCAGTGGCTCAACCGGCGCGCGCGCCTGACCATCATGGAAGAAATGATCGCCGCGAGGTCTTGAGTCTATGGATCAAGCCGAAGTATTCGAGGGCCTGCTCGAGGCAACGCGGATCGCTACCGAAGCGATGGCTCAGGCCCTGCTCGAGTCTAAAAACGACGAACGCAAAGCGAATGAAATTCTGCTTCGTCGCCAGGTGTTGGAGCCTCGAATCGATTGGGCCTTCACCGTATACGGGCTGGAACTATTGAAGCGCGACCAAGCGGAGAAGCATTGATGGCACCAAGCTCAAGAGGTCTTTCGTGCCGAAGTGACTGTTCCTTCTCCGCGCTTTCGGCTGATCATGCCAGGAAGTGTAAAGAGGTAGGTCAGAAGCATCTCTGTGAATTTTTCGAGTTGCTGTGCCGCTTGGAAGTCAAAGTCCTCGAGTCCGTGCATCGCCTCGTTTCCATCGAGTTTGACTTCATGCGCCCATTCCGCCAAGTCTTTACTCAGCCGGCCATCGTTGGCAAGGGCATCAATCCGATGGGCCATGACCTTAGTGGTGAGATCTGGCGCCATTACTTTGAGTCCGATATCGATCGCCCGTCGGAACATCGCAACGGCAGCGTTCGGGCTGGCATTCCGGAGGCTTCTGGCGCCCTCCTCGTAGGCAGAAGCAACATTCTTCGGCACGTAATCTGGTGCGGCTGGGTCTTCTCCCTGTGGCCACCACATAACTACATGGAAATCTGGAGACAGGTTTCCATTGATCTGCATCGGATTTACGTGAGGGTGACCCCCAATCATCAGCGCCGTGCCGCGCGAGCAGATTTGGCAAATCGTAAAGCCGTTCCAATGTGGGAGGTGGCCCGCCCTCGAGGCGTATGCCAATTGGAACGCCAGTTTTTTGGTCCCGCAATGAGGACAGTCAAACATGAAAGTCGCAGCCATGACACCCCAATCCGAAATTGTATTTTTTGACGAAAAAATCCGAGCGGGATTGGTTTTGCCGGCTTCCCAAGCGGCGCTCCTTTTGTTTGAAGAATACCAGAGCACCGACCGGAAAGACTCGTTCGTCTTGGCGCTGATCGGCCGTCTGTTGCTGGACGAGGCCCGGAAGCCATGACAGCCGCGATTTCGGGGTCCCAATGGGTGGACCGATGCCACTTTGGCGACTGCCGCGACACCATGCGTGCCATGATCGCTAATGACGTGAAGGTGCAAACCATCGTGACAAGCCCTCCTTACTGGGGGCTGCGCGACTATGGCGTCGACGGCCAGATTGGGCTGGAGCAGTCGTTGGGCGAATTCATCAGCACGTTGGTTGACGTGTTCGATTTATGCCGACAGCTGCTCGCCGACGACGGTACCGCATGGATCAATATGGGCGACAGCTACTCAGGCACGCGCGGCGCGCCCTGGGGGCCGTCGGAATCTTCGAAGGAGGCTCGCGCGATGACGGCGTCACGCCGTCGCGATGACGCGCCAATTCCTAGATCAGACTTTCGGGTGCCGGGTCTGAAGCCTAAAGATCTCGTCGGCCAACCGTGGCAACTGGCATTCGCGCTCCAAGACGCGGGCTGGTACCTGCGCCAAGACATCATCTGGCACAAGCCAAATCCCATGCCTGAGTCGGTGCGCGACCGTTGCACGAAGGCCCACGAGTATGTCTTCCTGCTGTCGAAAAGCGAGAGGTACTTCTACGACTTCGACGCCATGCAAGAGCCGGTGACAGGGAATGCCCACCGGCGTGGCTGCGGTGTAAATCCGAAGGCGTCGTCGGGTTGGGATATGCGTCCCGGTAGCCATACGAAACTGGACGGCCGCTACCCCGGAACAGGCGTCGGCTTTGGCCGGGGCTACGACGCCGTAAGCAAGCCGCGAGTTAAGTCGAAACAGAACGAGTCGTTCAGTGCCGCTGTCGCTGATCTGGTTGATACTCGCAACCGTCGCAGCGTCTGGACCATCCCGACTCAGTCGTTCGACGGGGCGCACTTTGCAACCTTTCCCGAAGCACTGGTTGAGCCCTGCGTGCTCGCCGGCAGCCGGCCCGGCGACATCGTGTTCGATCCTTTCTTCGGCAGCGGAACGACGGGCCAGGTCGCGCAGCGTCTCGGCCGTCGTTTCATTGGTTGCGAGCTGAATCCTGCTTATGAATCACTACAGCGTGACCGTCTACGGCAATCCGCGCTGCAACTCGAACAGGTGGCGTCGCTATGAGCAACGGGTCATCAATGGTCATGGGAGATCTGTTCCCCTGTCCATCCACTTTCAAGCGTGCGGGCTATTCGAGTTCGCGGCCGCGCCACCCTGATTGGCGTCTCTCGGAGATCACGGAGCATGTGGCACGTATGCGATGCGTGCACAGCGTCGATCTTCACGTGGCCATGGCCAAGGAAATCCGTGAACACATCGACGGTTACCTGAAAGCGTTGGGAGCGTCGGACTGATGGGAATGCGTGAATACGGGAAGATCGGTCCGAAGTTTTGGATCGGTGAGACCGGCAAGAAACTGAAGGCAGCAGGCCCCATCGCGCAAGTCACCGCGATGTATCTGCTTACGTCTCCGCACGCCAACATGCTCGGCCTGTTCTATCAGCCTGTTCTGTATTTGGCGCACGAGACAGGATTGGGCATGGAAGGGGCTTCGGAGGGGCTTCGAAGCTGCATCGAAGCCGGATTTTGCGACTACGACCCCGCCACCGAGATGGTTTGGGTCTACGAGATGGCGAAGTATCAAGTCGGCGAGTCGTTGACGGCTGCCGACAAGCGGTCCGTCGGCGTTCAAAACGAATACAACGCGCTACCCGTAAATCCTTTTCTATCAGGGTTTTACGATCGATATGGTGCAGTCTTCCATATGTCGAAAAAGCGTGTTTCTGACGTTCCGTCATCTTCGAAAACGGAAGGGGCTACGAAGGCCCTTCCAAGCCCCTTGGAAGCCAGTAGCAGTTACAGCAGCAGTAACAGTAACAAAGATGAGGCTAACGCCTCTGTCGACTCCGCCGCTGAAGCGACGGGTGCCGACCTGCTTGGCAACGTGCATAGGATCGGGAAGGTAACGCCACCGAGCGGGGAGTCCGACCAGCACGCATTGCCAGCCTGTCCGTTCAACGAGATCGTCGCGGCGTACCACGAACTCATGCCGGAGAACCCAAGGGTCAAGACGCTGAGCGAAGCGCGCAAGCGAACGATATCGGCCCGATGGCGCGAAGCTGCTCGGTTGACCTGCCAGCCGTTCGGCTACACGACTCGTGCTGATGGCATTGCGTCTTGGCGGAAGTTTTTCGAGGTTTGCGCGCGCTCCGATTTCTTGACCGGAAAGGGTGAGCCGCGCCCGAACATGCCACCGTTCTTTGCTGACATCGATTTTTTAACGTCGCCTAGCGGTTTCACGAACTGCCTGGAGAACAAGTACCACCGTGAGGTAGCTGCATGACCACCATCGACACCGAAGACCTCAAGGCACCCCCGCATAGCTTGGAGTCGGAGCAGTCCGTCATCGGCGCGTTGTTGACCGACAACCGGGCCTACGACGTGATCGGCGACAAGCTGCGTCCGGAGCACTTTTTCCGCGCCGACCACCAAGCACTGTACCGCTGCATTGAACGCTTGATCACTGCCGACCGCGGCGTAGATCCGACGACGTTGTTCGAAGCGCTACAGCACGCAGGCAAAGCCCAGGAAGCGGGTGGCTTGCCGTACATCATGGACTTGGCGCTTAACACGCCGGGAGCGGCGAACATCGCCCGGTACGCGGAGATCGTGATTGATCGGGCGAAACTTCGCGGCGTGATCGCCGTGGCGCGCGAGCTGATCGATGATGCGTCCAGCCCGCGCGGCAAGCCGGCTGCTGACGTCCTCGACTCCGCTTCCGAGAAGCTCGAGAAGCTTGCCGAGACCGGCGACGCAGATGCAGGCCCTGTGCTCATTCGCGACCAGTTGGCAGGCGTCATCGACCAACTCGACCAGCAGTATCACGGCAGCGTCGCAGCGGCCGAACCGACCGGTTTCATCGACCTCGACGCGAAGCTCAATGGCGGCTTGCGCGCTGGTGAGCTCGTGATCATCGCAGGACGCCCTGCTATGGCGAAAACAACCCTGGCCATGGCGATCGCGGACCGCTTCGCGCAGCGTAGGCCGGTGGCGGTGTTTTCGCTGGAAATGCCAAGCGAGCAACTGCATAAGCGCGGCATTGCCCGCGAGGGTGGCATCCCGCTGCCTCGCGTGATGGATGGCAAGAAGATGCACGACGAAGACTGGCCGCGCCTGACGCACGCCGTTCAGGTGTTGAGTGAGCGGCAGTTGTGGGTGGACGATCAGCCGGCCTTGACGCTGCTGCAGATCCGCAATCGCAGCCGTAAGGTCAAACGCATGGCGGGCGACCTGGGGCTGATCGTCGTCGATTACATCGGGCTGATGGAGGGTGGCGAGCGCACCGATAACCGCACGCAACGAATCGGCTCGTATTCGCGCGGTCTGAAGGAGCTCGCCAAGCAGCTCGGCGTCCCAGTGATCGCTTTGTCGCAGCTATCTCGGAAGGTTGAGGAGCGTCCCAACAAGCGCCCATTGGTCTCCGACCTACGCGATAGCGGCGAAATCGAGCAGGACGCCGACATCATCCTGATGCTCTACCGCGACGAGATCTACAACCCGGACACGATGGACAAGGGCATCGCAGAGGTGATTATCGGCAAGCAGCGCAACGGGGAAACCGGACGTGTGGCGCTGTGCTTTGCCGGCGAGTATTCGCGGTTTTCCGATATGGCCCCAGGCGCGTCGTACGGGCGGCAAGTGAATGCATCGAGACAACCAAAGGGCTTCGACGAATGAACGACATGGCAATCGAATTTGACGAGCCGCACGTCGCGGTGCCTGCAGGCGGCGCGCGCACGATCCTGGCGCTTGACCTTGGCACGAAATGCGGCTGGGCGCTGCAGGACGGCAATGGTTTTATCACGGGCGGTACCGCGAACTTCTCCGCGTCGTCGACGGACCGCAGCGGCCAGCGATGGTTGAAGTTCGCCGCGCACCTTTCGCGGATCAAGCAGCAAGCTGGCGAGATCCACGCAGTGTATTACGAGGACGTGAAGCGACACGTCGGTACGCAGGCGAGCCACGCCTATGGGGCATTTGAGTCTCATCTTCAGGTCTTCTGCGACATCAACCGGATCCGGCTGTACGGCGTCGGCGTAGGCACGGTCAAAAAACACTTCACCGGCAAGGGCAACGCGAAGAAAGAAGAGATGGTCATTGCCGCGCGTGCCAAGGGATTCCGCCCGGTAGACGACAACCATGCCGATGCGCTTGCCATCCTCGATTACGCCATCACCAAGGAGCGAAATTCGTGAGCAGACGCCGACTATCTTCCCGTTCGCCCGCGCGAGGCATGAGCGGCATCGAGGCGCTGGCTCGCAAGCGCGCCCTCGCAACCCAACTCGATGACGCCGCCGTCGACGAACAGGATTTACCCGTGCTCGCCGCGGTCGAGATGATCGCCCTCGGCATGGGAACCACCGAGCACTGGGACGTGATGTGCCGCGCGATCAATCAAGCATGGACACTCGCGTGCAATGACATCGGCAGCGGAGCCAAGCCGACGATCCAGGCCGCGAGCTATTCGCTAGGCGCAATGGCCGAGCGGTTTCATCGAACTGGCCGTTTGGTATTCGACGGCAACACGCTGCGCTTGGTGCGGGAGACGTTGGCCGTTCGTGCCGGGCAGTTGCGCCTAGCAACGGTTAGCGAGGTTGTTGAAGCGTCTCGAATGGTCGAGCGCTTTTACGGGGAGGTCAGAGCATGAGCTTGAAATGCAAACCCGGTGAAATGGCGATCGTCACGAAGAATCCGGCGACTCCGGGTTGTACCTGTATGGATTGTGCGGTCTCCCGCGCAATGGTGGGGAAGATCGTGACGGTCAAATCTCTGGTCGAGTCAACCGTGTGGCTTCTCGCGGAAAAGCTAAGTGTCGACGCGATGATGACGCCGCAATTTGGCGCTCGCGTCAAGGTAGACGCGATCGACGATGATCTGCTCACGCCGCTCCGAGGCGACCCCGAAGGCGAGAACACCGACACGCCAATCGGCCACCGCATACCGGACCTCGTTCACTGATGGCGATACACCGCGAGTTCACGCTAACTGGCCCGGACGTCTGGGCCAGGGTCATTGACACCGTCCGCCCTAACGCTGCGCCGGCGATCGAGCGCGGCAAGCCGCTGCATGTGATCGTCACTTCCTACGACGCCGATCGCCACGACAGCCAGATAGGGCTGTACTGGGGCGTCATCCTCAAGCGCATCGCCGAAGACATTCCCGATGACGACGGCGAGTTCCGGCCAGCGCAGTACTGGCACGAGCGTCTGGCGCTGGAATTTCTAGGCATGATCGAGTGGGTCAACCCGCGTACCAACCGCATTAACCGTCGACGTCGTTCCACCGCGCGCGGCGAAATCTCGGTCGGTGACATGGCGAAGTACCTGACTCAGCTCCAGGCGTGGGGTGCCGAGCGAGGGATCGTATGGGATTGAACGGCGACGACGATGGTGAACGTCTATGGGAAAAAGGCGACCCGGTGGTGATCTTGATCCGGCGCGAGGAACGAACCTGCGCAGGATGTGTGTCGTTAGTGACCACTCGGTTGTTTGGAGAGAACGCGGCGGCGTGCCGGCGCCGTCGCCGCAAGGCGCAGATGAGCGTCAAGAAGACCCGGCGATGCGACAGTTATATAGAGGAGAAGCGATAGATGGATGCGATTTTCGAGAGCGTGGAGCAGGCGCTGCATGTGAGCTTCATGGTCATATCGCTGCCGTCGCGTCAGAAGAACACGTTTCGCTTGGCCCTGATCCAGGCGCTAGAGCAGGTGGGCGACCTGACCAATCGGCAACAGGCGACGCTCGAGTATCTGCGCGGGACCCGCACCGAGAGCACGATCAATTTCGAGGGGCTGAACGGCGATGAGGTGCGGGCCCAGTGTGCGATGGTTGTGGCGGCCGTGCGCGATCGACTATCAACTGACGAGCGCAATGCCATCTGGTTGCGATACGCACGCGGGATTCCGGCGCGCCCGCGCGGCGCTGGCCTTGCTGCGGACGCGGGCGTGCCGCCGTCGAAGGAATGGAAACAGGCGATATTCGAGGTCGCGAACAGGTTCCGTAAAGAGGAAGGGGTGCTAAGTCGCGAGGCCATCATGGCAGTCATCGCCGGGCACGCGTTCCCGCATCAGCGCGAAACGGATTTCTCGTACGTGAACATCGCACGGGCGACGGGTGCCAACGAGCGCACCTTGCGGCGGACGGCAATGACTGTTCGCAAGTGGCTGCGTTTGTACGAGTCCAGCGCTGTATGTACACTGGAGCCGATCTTCAGCGCGCATGGTGTTGTAGTTTCAGGAGAAACCGCAGAAATCGATTAGAAAGTAGTTGTAAACGTGGCCGGTTTGGTGCAGAATTTCTCCAGATTCGAGAAATGCCCTCACGAGAGCCCCGCTGACAAACGTCGCGGGGCTTTTTGCATTTTGATTTGTTTCTGGTTTGCGATATCGTAGTGTTTTAAATTACGAGATCATGGTTATGCAAATTGGCGACGTGGTGATACTGAAGAGCGGCGGTCCGAGAATGACGGTAGTTTATATCGACACGGATTACACCCCTCCCAGGCTCGGGTGCGAGTGGTTTTTAAATGGAAAAGTCGAGAGTGGCGCTTTTCCGGAACAAGCAGTTGAAATAGCCTGAATTTAATGCGTTTTTTTGGTGGTCCTGCGGACGGCAAGGAACTTTTGGTTCCGGATGGTGCGATCTTGTTTCGCGTCGAGACGAACGACGGATTCGGCGACTCGCCTGAATACACGACGTATCGGATTCACCGGCACGAGCGTGCCGATGGCTCGCTGGTAGACGCCATGATCGTCGGCGATGTGTCAGACGATCGTATCCGCAGGACGATGGGTTAATACAGAGCAAATTCGAAGAAGGAAGAACACCACCTTCATCGACGTGAAAGCGAAACGACATTCGCAAGGGTTCAGACTTGCCCGATGGTTGCGGAGTACCCTCCCGCGCGAACCAGGTGACGGCTATATCGAAAGCAAAGTCGCAACACACTGCCGGGACTGACAACCCGGATGCAGCACCCACAGCGTGCCGCTCGCTCTGCGTTAAGAGCACTAATTCCAAGCCCCGCCGAAAAACCGAGTGGGGCTTTCTATTTCTGGGTCGGTTATATGGGCGCGCGGATACTTCTGACAACGGCGGTTCTTTGTGAGCGAGTCCTCGTAGCAGAGAGGGCTGGCGAAGATGTTCGGCTTACACCGGATGAATGTCGCGGCGTTGCCGAACAGTGGTGGGATTGCCAGGAGAAGGTCCGTTACTTGGAGGCCCTCATCGTACGGATGGCGCGCGGTCGCGATTGACTACGCCTTGTGTGTCTGTAACCATTCCCGCAGTGCGCCGTTCATGCGCGTCTGCCAGCCATCGCCACCGGCCTTGAACGCCTCAACAATGTCCGCGTCATAGCGAACGCTCAGCAGAACCTTGGTGACGTCGGACTTCGGCCGACCGCCGCGTCGCTTCATGCTTGCAAACTGTTCATCGCTGGGCACGAACGTGTCCGGATCCGCCGCGATGCCGCGGTTGATTTCCGCGTCTTCTTCCTCGGTGGGCATGTAGAGCTTAGGTTTCGTCGTCATAGCGTTTGACCTCCCGACGGTTAGCCTTGCGCAGGCTGATGATGTGCATCGTGCGGCCGCGCTGCGTGTACACCACGCAGTAGAGGCGGCCATTAATAATCGAGTATCCGATTTCGCGTAGTTCGAGGTAATCGGTCCGGTCGTCGACTTCGAACCACACTTCCGACCACTCGATTGATTCAGCCAACGCCAGCGAAACGCCGTGCTTAGCTTGGTTGATCAGGTCTTTGGCGGGGTCGAATGTGATGTCCATGTAATTATTGTAGTTACACAAACCTATTCGGTCAATCTGTTTTTGTAACTACATTAACCAAGTTTCCAAGGCTCGGCCCGTTCATCGGTCCGGGCCTTCTTGCTTTGTGCTGCGGATAGGCTGGCCGGCCGACAAACGCGTTTCCCTGGACGCGCTTCCGTGGCATTTATTCCAGGCTCCTTCAGGGAGAAGCCGCATGTTGAAAGAAATCGAAGCGTTGCAGTCTTTCGTGGTGGTTGATGGTGAAAAGCCAGTGACGGATTCCCGGCGCGTGGCGGAGTACTTCGGAAGGCGACACGCCGATGTCCTACGTTCCGTCGCAGCTGCATTCGGAAGCACAAACAGAGAGATCGTCGCCTTTGCAGAAAAACACTTTGAGATTTGCTTCGAAAAAAGCGAGTCACAAAACGGTAAGCCGCTGAAATTCTATCGAATGACGAGAGGTGGATTTCTCGAACTGGCTATGAGCTTCACGGGCGACGAGGCACGCCGCCGCCGTATTCGTCTCCTGGCCGCCTACAGTGCTATGGACGAGGCGTTGCGGTCGGGGCTGCCTATGGCAACGTCTCCTGGCCGCTGAAGCAGCATTTGAGATCGGACGAGGGAGAGTCAGTGATGACGTTCGCGGACTGCGCCGCCGGCGCGACGAGAAACCTATTCGGTTGCGCGCAATTGTTGAGCTGGATCAGCAGATGCAGCTTCGACTGCCTTTGGTAGCACCGTGATTTCTGTACCGCCCCCTTGAACGCCCGCGTCCCCCGTACAGCGGGCGTTCTTTTTATTCCCCCTCTGGAGAAGAGCATGACCTGGAAAGTCGCTTTGATTGCTGCGCTGGCCGTCGCCGGCGCCGATGGTGTTGTCCCGACCGACACGCTGCCGGATGGCGTGACGCAAGGTAAGACGCGCTTCACGATTCTGGACTCGACCGGCACCGTGGTGCAGACGCAGGACGTCGACGGCCTGGAAGCCGATTTCACGGGCGTGTCCGATGGCACGTTCGACGCGACGGCTCAGTTCCTGGACTCGACCGGTGCTTTGTTGGGCGATGCCGTGAAGACGTCGTTCGTCGACGGCCAACCGGTCACGCCGCCTGCCGCCGCCACCTACACGCCGCTGGCCAGCCTGACGGCCACCGTCACCGCGGAGTAAGCGACGATGTCCGCGCGCAGCTATGTGCCGCTCGCCGCACTCAATGCCGTCGTCACTCGGCAGCCCCATCACTCCCACGAAGATGAGCGGGAGCAGTGGGAACTGAAGTTTCGGATTCTGGAGTCTGGCGAGCGGCGCGCTGCGCTTGGGGCGTTTCGGCTAATCGAGATCGATATCGAGCTGGACGAGTAGGTCGGCATCGCGCTTTACCCTTCGTCGGTCGCACGTCGATTGACTGACTAATTCCGACGAAGGTTCGTCGCAAGCATGCGTACATTTTCTCAACCCGAATTAGAGGCGATCGAGCTCGATTACCGCGCTGGTATCAAGTCGGTGAACGCGATCGCCAAGCTGCATAAGGTTCCCGAGCCGACGCTGCGCCGACTTGCTAAGAAATACGCCTGGGTGCGGGGTGCGGCAGACATCAAGCGGCAGGTCGTTGCGGATCACTTCGCCGGTGTGACGAAGGGCGTGGCGAATGACGAAGTTCGTCACAACCAGCAGGAAGCGGCGAACGAAGACATCGCCGACATGGAGCGCGGCTTGCGGGTGCACCGGGCCTGCCTGATCCAGTTGGAAGCCGCCGTTACAGGCGAGTCGGGAGCGACTGCTCCCAAGGACATCAAAATCATCACCGAAGCGGCAGCGCTGGCCATTGCCGGTATCCGCAAGATTCGCGGCCTAGACGCGCCCATTTCCGCCGAAGCGAAAGACATCGATGCAGCAATCGAGGCCGAACTGGCGAAATTGGACGGCGACCGACAAGCTGGCCCTGCTGCAAACGCTTAAAGCGCGTAATCGCCTGACGTGGAAGCCGCTGCCGGGCCCGCAGACGCAGGCGTATGCGTGTCGCGCTGACGTCATTCTGTATGGCGGCGCAGCGGGTGGTGGGAAGACGGATTTGGCGCTCGGCACGGCGCTCACACAGCATCAACGTTCGCTGATACTGCGGCGTGAATATCCGCAGTTGTCCGGGATCATTGACCGCGCCAACGATCTATATAGCGAATACGGAGTTTTCAACTCCAGCAAGGGAGTGTGGCGCTGTGATTTCGCTGGGAAGCGTCGACTGGTGGAGTTTGGCTCTGTCCAGCACGACCAGGACAAGCAAAAGTTTCAGGGGCGCCCGCACGACCTGAAGGTGTTTGACGAGGCGGCAAATTTCCTCGAATCGCAGGTCGAGTTCATTGCCGGTTGGAACCGGAGCGAGGATCCGTCGCAGCACTGCCAGGTCTTGTTGTGCTCGAACCCGCCGACTGATGCGACCGGTGACTGGCTGATAGCCTGGTTTGCCGCGTGGCTGGACCCGAATCATCCGAAGCCGGCTGCACCTGGCGAGCTGCGCTGGTACGCGTCAGTGGCGGGGCGGCAAGTCGAGTGCTTTGATGGACGGCAGTTCGTCATCGTCGATGGAGCGCCGGAGTACGACTTCGACCCGTCTAAGTTTGACGCGATCGAGATCGTCAAGCCACAGACGCGCACCTTCATACCCGCGCGGGTGACCGACAACCCGTTTTATATGGCATCCGGCTACATCGCCAAGCTGCAGGCGTTGCCGGAGCCGCTGCGCTCCAAGATGTTGAAGGGCGACTTTGCAGCCGGCCGTGAGGACGACGCCTATCAAGTCATCCCGTCCGAGTGGGTGCGTCTCGCGCAAGCGCGTTGGACCGCGCGGCCTAAGCCGGATATGCCGATGTCTGCGCTCGGCGTCGACGTGGCGCGGGGTGGTAAGGATTGGACGATCCACACGCCGCGCTACGGCTCTTGGTTTGACGAGCAGATTTGTTATCCGGGCCTTGAGACACCTGACGGCCATGTGATTGCGAATCAGATATTTAACCTGAGAGACGCGACGACCATCGTCAATATCGACGTGGTGGGCGTGGGCGCGTCGCCCTACGACTTGGTGCGCGCTGCCCTTGGCGACAAGATTTGGGGCATCAGCGGTGCGGCAGCAGCTACTGACGAGCTGGATATTTCCGGCGTCTTCGGTTTCTTCAACATCCGCGCAATGCTTTGGTGGCGGATGCGTGAGGCGCTTGATCCAGTCAATGGATATGAGCTGGCGTTGCCGCCCGATCGAGAGCTGGCAGCCGATCTTACGGCGCCCCGGTTCAAGCGCACACCACGGGGCATTCAGGTTGAGACGAAAGACGAAATCAAGGCCCGCATAGGTCGCAGTCCGGACAAGGGCGATAGCGCGGTGTATGCGCTGCCTGAGCCCCGCAGCACGCTTGTGTTCGGCTCAATCTAACGGACTTTTCATGGATCACACGAAACTGCATCAGCGACCGCCGCAGTCGCGCTGGACGCGTGCGAAGCGCTGGATGGGTGGCGCGGTGCAGCGGCTCACTGCGGGCCGACCCCGACACGAGCCCGATCGCGTGACGGCGCAGTACGCGCGAATGCAGCAGATAGGATCGTGGAATCTGCGTGACTCGCGGCCCATGATCAAACCCGCGCCCGCGAACCTGCGGTACTTCTCGCGTACGCCGTATGCCACGCGAGCGATTCAGTTTTACACACGGTCCATCTGCTCGCTGGATTGGGAGGTGAAGGTAAAGAACGGCGTCACGGAGAACAGCGAGATCCGCCGTCAAATCGATGTGACGTCGGCTTGCATGTTCAGCCCGAACAACGACGACTCGTTCCAGTCGTTGCTGCAGCAGGTTATCGAGGATCTGCTCGTGTGCGGTGCCGGTGCGATCGAGCAGCAAATGGGCGGCGACAAACTGCGCCCACTCTGGATGTGGCCAGTCGACGCGATGTCGATTCAAATCTATGCCGATTGGGATGGCAGCAGCACCAAGCCGCGGTATTGCCAAACGCTTGGGTTCGGCAATGTTGGCGTCGCGCAAGGGCGTGATCTGCTCAATGGCGAACTCGTGTACATCCGCGATCGCATATCGACGGACTCGCCGTTCTCGTTCGGCGCGCTCGAAGTCGCGTTTGAGTCGATCAACCGCCTGTTAGGGGTCTCATCCTTTGCCGGCGACGTTGCTGCCAACGCGGATCCGCAGAACCTGATCTTCCTTGAGAAGGCCGACCAGTCGACGATCGAAGCGTTTCGCGGCTATTGGCGCAACGACATCGAAGGGCAGGGGCAAACGCCTATCGTCGGCGGGAGCGACGCGAAGGTACTCAACCTGCGTGGCACGACCGATGAGGCGCTTTTCCTGAAGTATCAGGAATTTGTCATCCGCGAGATTGCCGTCGCGTTCGGTATTAGCCCTCAGAACCTAGGCGTCGAGCACAACATCAACCGTAATAACGGTGAGGTGTCGGAGGACCGTGACTGGGACCTGTCGATCAAGCCCGTGACGAAGACGATTGCGGCGTATCTGAACCGAGAGGTCATCTGGGGAAAGCTTGGCTACTCCCAGATCATGCTCACGCCGGGCGGTCTGGATCGTGAAGACGAGAAGGCGACAGCAGACATCTTCAAGATCGAATACGACGCCAACGCCATCACGCCGAACGAGTACCGCGCACGCCGCAACATGCCGCCAATGGAAAGTGATTGGGGCGACTTAACGAGCGCCGACGTGCAAATCGCCATCAAGGGCGCGCAGGGCGCGAAAGCCATCAATCCGGACTTGCTGACAAAGGAATAACAGGCCGAACGCCTGTCAACCGCCGAAAGGCACATTTTTGGGCGTTCGCCCGATACAGGAGCCGTTCATGGGAATGCCGATTCACACCGTTGAGGTGCCGGACAAGTTCACAACGTATCAACCGGACCGCATCTTGATTGGCAACCTGCCGAACCAAGCGACGTCAGCGGGCAGCGCTGCTGGCGCATCGGTTACCACCGTTTTCACCGGTTTAAAGCTGCCGTCCAGTTACACGGTTCAGGTGACACCGAATCAAGATGCGACGTCGTATGTGACGGGGAAGACGCAGACCGGATTCAGCGTGGTGACCAGTCCGCGCTTGGCAGCTAACACCTTGGTGGCCGGCACCATCGATCTGACGATCATCGCCTGAAGGCCGATCGATCTTCCGCAGTAAGACCCCTTTCTATCTAGGAGAACGCCATGGGCGTCCGTACCTCGCTGCTCGCTATTACGCCGCTCGCGGCCGAAACCGCATCGACCGCTGCTGTCGGGCAGGATCTTCCCGGCATGTTGAATTTCGCCGCAGAGAAGGTCGCTGATGCGATCCAAGTCCTGACCGTCATCAACAACGCGTTGCCGGCCGGGGCGAACAAGACGGCGATCGCAGCACAAATCACCGCGTTGACGTAAGCCGCACGCGATAACGATCACCAGAAACCACTGGTAAAAAGGAGTGGCGATGGCCAACAAACCCGCAAACGAGTCCGCGAAGACGCTGAACACCAAGGTGGCAAGCCTTTGCAGCGAACTTGAAGATGTCTCCGAAGATGCGCTTGCCGCCGGCGAAGCGTCCGTGTATGCGGCGCTGCATCCCGTTCTCGTGGCGTTGTCGAGCGCCAAAGTCGCGGCCGCGCAAGCGTTGTTAACGGTCTCGGCGGGCGATTCGGTGAAGCTCCTCGAACGAATCAAGGCTTTGTGAGGAGCAGACAATGCCGTTGTCCAAAGAGGAACGCGACGCGCTACCGGCTGCTCACTTTGCCGTGCCAGCCAAGCGGAAGCTGCCGATCAATGACGCGACGCACACGCGTCTCGCATGGGATCAGCTAGACCGTACGCAAGGGCTGTCTGATACCGAGCGTTCCGCCGCAAGGCTTCAGATCACGCGGCGCGCCAACGAATTGGGCATCGACACGTCTGCGTGGCTGAAGGTCGTGAGCGCTTCCACGGCGCTTGTGCTCTGGGGTATGTCGCTGCAGGTCCCCGAGGTAGCAGACCACCCGAACCGCATGCCGTTCTCCGGCGTGCTCACGTTCGTCAATCAGCCGTCTGATCTGCCCCCAGGCGGCTCTGGCGGCAAACGCACGTATCTGCCAAAGGATGTTGCTGAAAAGGCCCTCGCAAGCCTGCTCGGCATGGCAATTGATTTTTCGCCGAATCTCGACGCACACGACGTCACCCGCAAGATTGGGGTGATCACGGGTGCCGAGATCCTCGGCGACGAAGTACGCATCGAAGGCTTTTTCTACGCCGCAGACTTTCCGCAGGAATGCGCCCGTATCCAGGAAGAGAAAGAGGACCTTGGCTTCAGCTACGAAGTCAGGGCTCAAACTCGGCCGATGGGCGACCTGCTTCAGATTGTGAGCTGCGTGTTCACCGGCGCTGCCGTTCTCTACAAGGACAAGGCTGCCTACCAGTCAACATCATTGGCCGCACAGGCTGAACAGGATATCGAGATGACCAAAGAAGAAATGGAAGCGCTGCTGGCAAATGCGCTAACGCCGGTGGTGACGCAGATTAACGCGCTCAACAAGGACGTGACCGCGATCAAAGCCGCCGGCGAGACCGCATTGCAGGCGAATAAGGAAACGCGTGACCGTGTGGCGCCGCATGCTGCTGCGCTGCGTAGTTGCGCGGCTGGGATGGAAACTGCTGGCATGGGTCTGGACAGCGCGCGCGGACATGTGAAGGTCTTGCATCACATGGCGGCAGCGATGGAAGCCGACGCCGCATCGGGCAAGGTCCCGCACGTTTTCCGCGATCACGATTGGGGCTTCAGTGCCGCCGCTCAACCGGGTGCGCCAGCAACTCCTGCAGCGCCGGCAGCCGCGCCGGCGATCGACGCGGAAAACCCGGCGATCAAGGCATTGACCGATCAGATTGCTGGGCTGGGCACGCAGTTGACCGACCTGAAAGCAGCCGCTTTCAAGGGCGCCGAACAGCCGGGCCGCAAGACGATCCCATCGGACGTCATGACGCTGCTGGCAAAGGGCGGCATCAAGGAAGCGCCAGCAGAAGGTATGACCGAAGGCCAAATCGACACGATGCTGGAGGCCGCAGGCGTCACGGGCATCAGTGCCCGGATTGCCGCGAAGCAACAGATCGCTGCCGCCGGTCTCCTGCGCAAGTAAGCCGCGCGCGTTCCCACAACCCCAGATCACACAGGTAAAGATATGACCATCATCGCTCGCGCGGCCGACGCGTCCTCGGACCCCGCGCTGATTGCGCTCGGCAATACCATGGGCGGCGGAGGGAGCGTTCAAGCGCTCTCGGCTGCCGCAGACTACAGCGGTCCCGGCGCTCTGGAAGTGCCGGTGTTCGAACGCGAGATCGTGGACTTGATTCGACGCACGTCCGTTGCGTTGGAGCGCACCGCCCACGTACCGGCCACGGGTCACCCGCACCGTTACTTCGAACAGATCGCGATTGCGGCCGCTTCGTCGAACGATCCGCGCAATCTGGCGCCGACGCCGTCGGGTCCGACCCGCGTCGAGCGCGCAGCCTTCATCAAGGCTAGCGTCGCACAGTCCAATCTGTCGCTGTTCGATCGCGATGTGACCGAGCAGCAGGGCCAGTTCGCCGCGCTACAGGCAAAGGACGTCGAGGACATCCTGACCGCCATCATCGTGCTGCGCGCGAACATGTTTTGGAGCGGCACGGACACATCCTTGCTGGTCCCGACGACGTTGCAGTGGGTTGGTGCGTTGGATCAAATCACGCAGCAAGCCACGATCCCGTTTGGCTCGTCGATCATCGATGGCCTTAAGACGATGGTCGCGTCGATGATGGCGAACAAGACCTTCAAGCCAAAGCCGACGGCGATCTACATGAATCCGCTCCTGATCGACAAGATCGAAAAGGAAGCGAAGGCATCGCACATCGAGCTTAAGACGAAGGAAGTAACGGTCGGCATCTCGGTGAAGTATCTCGCCACCCAGGCGGGCGATCTGCCGTTGATCCCGGATCCGTACATGCCGACGGATTCGGTGGCGAACTACGGTTTCGCCGCACCGGGCGCCGGATACAACAACTACTACGCCGCTATCGTTACGGAGCCGTTGCTGGAGATCGCATATATCGGTAAGGGAACCGACGGCAAGCCGCGTATCTTCCAACTCGGCCTGACGGGTAACCTGGCCGGTCAGTTCGTGGGCGTGCAGTTCGATGCTCTGATCGTAAAGGGCTACAGCTATGCCCACGCGACAGTTGCGGTCGTTGGAACGTAAGCGCTGTCCGTTGGCTTAGGACCACCGTCGCGGTGGCCGTAATGGGCGTTCGAGCAATCGAGCGTCCGCATTGAAAGGATAGGGCATGCGCTTGTTCCTCAAAACCGGGAAGCGGGATCACAAAATCATTGTGCAGCCCGGCAAAGAATTCTCCACCTCGAATTTCGTCTCCGAAGACGGAACGCCGATCACGTTTGTGGTCGACTTCATCCACGGTGAAGCGAAGAATGTGCGGAGTGACGTGGGCCAATATCTGCTGGATAAGGACATGGTCCAGCGCTCTCCGATCATCACTGACCTTGCGATGGCACGACGTCTGGACGTTATGGACGAGCGTGTTCGCACCCACCGGATGCTTACCTCGCAATGACGGCACGAACAGACAACTTTGGAGTCGGCGGCGAGCTGGGGCCAGCGTTGCAGTGCTCGTTGACGGCAGCGCGCCTGGGCCTGACAGCGCAGGTTCCAGCGTCCGGTCAGCTTGCGTCGCCAGTCATCTTGTCAAACGGATGGAAGCTCTTCGCGCTCGGGCTGACGTCGACACAGGCGGGGACGGTCTCGGTTCAACGCTTCCTTGACACTGCCGGCACCGTTCCGATCGGTGCGGGCGTATCTGCGGCACTGACAGCGGCGACCGCACAGTCTTTGTCGATCGGCACGGCCGATACAATCCCATTCCAGTCGTTCCAGGTGACTGTAACGAATTCATCGGCGACGGCCGCGACGTTATCGAACGTTGCGGGCCTTTTGCAGGCGACCTGATATGCCTTCTTCGTACCTGAGCGCGGGCGACTACGAGACGTTCGGCTTGCCATCCACCACGACGGCCGGATCGGTCAATGCTGCGTCGACGCTGATTGATATGTACCTGAAGCGTCCGGAGGGGTTGGCCTGGTCGCCCGATGGCAGTGGCGCGCCTGCTTGGATGACGGGGTTGTCACCGATGCAAACCTTGACGTGCGCAGCAGCGATCGAGCCAGGCGAGAACGTGCGAGTAACGCTGGCAGGAGGGGTAGCCTCCCTTTCTGTCGGCGAGGTTCTGATTATGGACCGAGCGTCGCCAAGTGCTGCGGAAGCTGTCGCGATCGTGTCGATCGCCGGTCAGCAGGTGATTTTGAAATCGGTCATGTTCGAGCACGCCGCGCAGTGCACGTTCGACAAGGGCATGACGATCAAGCAGCACAAATTCGTGCCGGACGGGCGTCCGGTGACAAATCTGGCATTCACGCCGGTCGCACGCCTGTTGTCCGGGCAAGGCCGCTACGGTTACGGCCGACGCGGTGACTCGTCGCGGTATCAGGTCGATGAGTTCAACCTGCTGGCGTCCCTGTCGCACTTTGGCGGCCCGCCCGTGTGGGAGTTCTTCCCCATGGAAAACACGGGCGTGGACTTTGAAACCGGGATGTTGTGGGTGCCAGCCGGTGTAATGCTCGCGTATTACAGCGAGGTCAACCTTTGGTATGTGGCAGGGTATCCGGCGACAGGGATTCCAGCGGCGATCAAGATGGCCTGCGCCAACATCATTCAGGCGCAGGCGAACCGACCTCAATTGGGGGCGGCGAGGTCTTACAAGGCGGGCGACACGGCGATCGAGAGTTTTGCTGCGACCGTCATCGATGACGACACGAAGGCAGCGCTGGCTCCCTTCAAGGCGAAATTGTTTGTATGAGTTTTATCTATCCGCGGACAATCAAGATCACGCGTCCGGCAACAGATCCGGAGCCGACGCTTACGCCGACATATCGGTCTCTCGATCCTGGGGCTGAAACGCCGATCGCTTCAGACATACCGGCAAGCATCCAGGCGTCGCGCCAAGGTGGTGCCAACAAATCGGGTTTGCCGAGTAGCGTGAACTCGACGTTGTGGCGTATATTTTTCCGTGGCGAGCCCGGGTTACTGCAAGACCGCGACATCATCACGGACGATCTGGGTAATCGCTACAAGGTGATTGGAGCGTATTGGAATTCGCTCGGTTACAGCCCAATGTGCGAGCAACTGGATGTGTGATGGCTGATCTTGAAGACGTGATGACGGCGGTCTCGGCGGCGAGCGCTGTCGCGGTCTATCCAAATGGCTTGGATTCCCCCTCGGTCGCTGGCATCCCGGTGTTGGTCGTGCAGGGGTGGCCGGATTCATCGGGGCTAAATGCTGACTTGAAAGCTGGTAAAGCGCAGGTAAGCGTCTTTCCGCTCGATATGGAACGCAACACCACGCGGTTTCAGCGCGTCTGGCAGCCTGTCAGCATCGCGAAACCGACGATCACGCTGACGGCGGTTGATGACGTGATCACGGTGGGCGGTGCAATGCCCAGTCCGTTCGCCTTGCACAACTTGGCGGCCTTGATCCAAGGAAAAGCGTATCTGTACTCTGTGCAGGCGACGGACACGCTGACATCGATCACAACAGCACTAGCGGCATTGATTGCGGTCGATTTCCCCCTGACGACGGTCTCAGGAGAGACGATCCTCGTCGGTGGCGTAACTGTGGTTGGTCGTGATGGCACGCCGATCACTTGCCGCGTTGGTACGATTGGAACGTCAGTGCGAGAGGTGCGGCGGCAAAAGCGCCTTTTCCAGATCACGATTTGGGCGCCAACGCCGGACTCTCGCAGAAAGCTGCTCGCCGCTATGGATGCGGCTTTGCAAAAAACTGCATTCATTACGATGCCCGATGGGCTTGATGCGCGCGTCGAGTACTTCGACAGCCCGATGACCGACGGCATAGAGAAATCCCAGCTCTACCGGCGCGATCTGCGGTACTTCATTGAATATGCGACGACTGAGACAGTCGATGCCGCGACGGTTGTTGTTGGCCGCGTCACGTCTACCGACAGCAACGACAACGATTCAACCACCGATTATTGAGGCCATTCATGGCAGATAGCACTTCGTCGTCGAACGACGCCAGCACGGGCGCGGTCTCCGCACCCCAATACACGCTTGTCGTAAAAGAGCCGTTCGGTGATTACAGCCGCGGCGATGCGATCACGGATTCCGGGATCGCCGCCGCAGTCCTGGCAGGCGAAAACAGCCGACACGTGAACAAGATCGCGAATAGCTGATTTATCCTTTTTTTCATCCCGACGAGGCCGCCATTGAGCGGCCTTTTTGTTTGGAGCGTCGACAATGACGATTTACCAAGACGGTTCCCTGAACGCGAGCGCGCTTTACGCTCCAGGTGTCTATACGCAAATTATTGCGCCCACGACCCTAACGATTGCAGGCGTTCAGGCGAATATCCTGGGCTATGTCGGCGTCGGTTCCTGGGGCCCTGTCAATTCGCCGGTAGTGATTGGATCGCCGGCTGAAATCAAGCAAAACGTTGGTGCGGTCACCGTGCGAAAGCGCGACCTCGCTACGGCGCTGACGATTGCGTTGTCGCTCGGCGCCAGCCAATTGCGCAGCGTGCGTGTTACGGACGGTACAGACCTAGCTGCTCGTGCTCTGCTGGTCGATACAGCCAGCACGCCGGTTACGGGTGCCACGCTTACGGGTCTCTACACTGGCTCGGTGGGCAATGGTTTCACGGGAAGCATCACGACGGGGACCAAGGCAAGCACGTTCAAGCTGACGTTGAACCGGCCCGGCTTCACCTCGGAGGTGTACGACAACATCGCGGGATCGGGCGCTACGTTTTGGGCGAATCTGGTCACGGCGGTCAATAGCGGGATATCGGATCAGCGCGGCCCTTCGAATCTGGTGATTGCCACCATCGGCACATCAAGCGCTGCGCCGGCTGTCGGCACGACCGTAACGTTCTCCGGCGGAACGGACGGCGCGACAGGCGTAACCGACGCGATGCTGGTTGGCGTGGACGGTGCTACAAATGCGCGGACCGGTATGTATGCGCTACGTGGTAGCGGCGCCATGACGGGCATCCTAGTGGATCATACGGATACGACCGCATGGAGCGGGATCGGCGCTTTCGGATTGAGCGAGGGCATTTTCTTCGGTGGCGCTGGCCCGATCGGCGCTTCCTATGCGACCGTCGGCGCAGCGCTCTCGACCTCCGGGACCGATAGCTACGGATTCAAGGCGCTGATCGGCGATTGGGTCTATTGGCAGGATCAGGTCAACGGTGTACAGCGGCTGTTGTCACCCGCGACGTTCTGGGGGGCAATGCGCGCTTCGGTGAACCCGAATCAATCGACCCTGAACAAGCAAGTGAACGGCATCATCGGCACGCAAATGTCTGTTGCTCAGACCCAGTACAGCAACGCGGATTTGGCGGCGATCGCTCAGTTGCGCCTGGACTTCATCGCGAACCCGTCGGCCGGTGGCAATTACTTCAGTTTTCAGACGGACCGGAACTCGTCGAGCGATACGAATCGGAATTCCGAGGCGTATACGACGATGATCAACTACCTAGCGCTGTCGTTGCAGAACGCCATGGGGTTCGCGATCGGTCGTACGCAAGACCCTGGCATCCGCGGCACCGTCAAGGACATGACGACGACGTTCCTGACGACGCAATGGAAGACCAACGGCTTCATTGGCGACGTCAACAACCCGGAAACGGTGCCGTTTGTGGTCACGCTGGATGCATCGAATAATCCCGACGACTTGGTCGCGCAAGGCGTCATGCAGATGTACGTCAAGGTGAAATTTCTGTCGATCATCCGGGAATTCATCGTGTCGCTCGAAGGCGGCCAGTCCGTCTCGGTCACCGTCAAGTAAAGGAGCGTCAATATGCCGAATCAAGGCTTTACAGTCGGTCGCGACATTACGACGACGATCGCGATTAGCAGTGGGACGCTGCAGCCCGCAGGCATCACCAGCTTCACAAAAAAGCAGGACGTCACGCAGAAGAAGGTCAAGCTGATCAACGGCATCACCAAGAATCTGACGTTTCCAGATGGTTGGTCAGGGCAGTTCGTGATGAGCCGGATGGATAGTTCCATCGACGATTACATCGCGGCGTCCGAGGCTAGCTACTTCGCAGGCGCCGATTCGGATTCGATCACGATCACCGAAACGATTGTCGAGGCCAGCGGCGCTGTCTCCCAATACCAATACACCGGCGTGACCGTGAACCTGGAAAATGGCGGTAACGCTGCGGGTGACACGGAAATCGAACAAACGCTGTCCTGGGTGGCGGAACGCCGCATCAAATTGAGCTGATATGAACGCGAAAGTACAAATCAACAAGCAGGCGCGCGATACGGCGGCGGAAACGAGCGGGGGCGAATCGGCGCTCAAGCAGTTCGCGCGCCAAGCGAATGATTCACTGGACGTCACGGACGCTCGCGGCCGCATCATTCGCTTGAAGAAGCCCAATGCGATCGCTCGATTGGGTTTCATCGAAGCCATGGGTGAATCGTCCAGTAATAAGCTTTGGGCGGCCACCGTTTTTCCGGTCATGTACGTGGTCAGCCTGGAAGGCGTAGCGAATACAGTGCCCATCTCGAAGAACGAGATCAAGGCGCTGTACGCTCGCCTGGACGAGGACGGAATGTCCGCTGTGACGTTAGGTCTTGAAGATCTCCTGCAGGAGGGTGACGACGAAGTCGACGCGGCGGCGGCAAAAAAGTAGCAAAAAATCAGGATATCCGTACCGCGTGCTGGCTTGCGCGGCATGGAATTCCTTTCGACGCAGCGCTGGAGATGTCACCCACGCGTCGCTTTGCTCTTTCGGTGATAGTTTCCGAACAAGGCGGGAGGGAATTCAACTGGTCGTCGATGATGTTTAAAGAGCCTCCGAAGCCATGAAGAAATTCAATAGTTTCGGCGCGTTCGCTAACCATCTTCGGCATTTGGCTACTGAAATGCCAGTGGTCACCGCTTTTATCGCTGAGTTGATCGGTCAACATGTCGAGAAACGCGCTAAAGACTCAATCGGGCACTATCAGACTGCCGCCGGAGAGTACTCCGCATGGGCCCCCTTGAAACCTGCGACTGAAGCGCGAAAGGCGGTAATGGGCTATCCCGCCAATGCACCTTTGCTGGCGTCGGGGGCTATGCGCGACAGCATAAGCCACGTCGTAGCGCGCCGTATGCTCGGTGCGACGGTAACCGTCGGTAGCCCGGACCAGCTTTTGGTTTATCACGAGTTTGGTACGCGGAAGATGCCACCACGGCCAGTGCTCGGTCCCGCGATGTTCCGCTCCAAAGCTGAAATTGAACTCATTGGTGCCGCTACGCTGTTCGCATTTCTGGCTGGCAGGACGTGGAGATTGAAACAATAGGAGGTTCAGATGGAAGCCTATAAGGTCTCGACAACGCTTGAGCTGAAGGACCTAGTAGGCGCTCGTCTTGCAACGCTGATCGAAGATATGGATTTGCTGGAGAAGTCCACTGTCAGGGCACGGCGGAGGTTGCGCGAGTTCGGTGCTGAAACCTCGGGCATTCGCAATGCAGGGCGAGCGGTGCGCGCGATGCAAAAGGATATGGATCTCGCCGAGAGGAATATCGGCCGTATGGGAACGGCTTTTAAGTCGTTCAATGCCAGCAGCATGACAGGTGGCATCAAGGGCATTCATGGCGAACTCCAGCGGGCGACAGCGGCCTCAACTGCTTTCAATGCCGAACTTTTGGGAATTGGAGTCGCCATCCCAGAGATGCGCACGGCGGTGAAGATCATTCGGCGCATGGAAACGGGCCTAGCGGGCGCATCACGCAATGCGAGTATGTTGGTAGCGCAGCTGCATGGCGTAGCAAACGCGATGCGGGGTATGCCAGCAGGGCCGAGTATTCCTCGCATCGGGCGCGGTGGTTTTGGTGTAGGTGGTGCGGGCCACGCCGGCGGCATCCACGGTGGCAATGTGCATGTCGGGTCGCACGGTGTTGGCGTCGGTTCTCTTGGCTTCGGTGTTGGTGCCCTGGGTGGCGGCGCGTTGATCGCAGGCTATGCGGGCGTTCACGAGGTTATTTCCGCTGCGCAACATGCGGGTGACTTCAGCCGCGAGCAGGCGCAGTTCTCGATGTTTGGGATGTCGGACGCCCAAAATGCTACGGCTAAGAAAATCGCGCAGACCATGAACGTGCCAGGCACGAGCATGATCGACGCGATGAAGTACGTCACTGAAGCGCAGGGTATTTTCCGCGAGTCGGGCTTCGAGGGGGATAAGGCTCTGGATGCAGCTAGGGAGGTTGCGCCAGTGCTGGCCAAGCTGCATTACGCAAGCGGCCTGCTTGGAAAAGAGTTTTCGGACTCACAAGCTCTGGACTTCACACGATCCGTCGAAATGATGGGCGGTCTGTCATCACCCAAAAGAATGCAGGAACTTGCTGACTCGGCTTTCAAGTTGATGATCACGTCCGGCGGAGCAGTGGATCCCTCCCAGTTGCGGCAGGCTATTCGAACAGGTGGAACTTCGGTTAAAGGGCTTTCTGGCGAAGCGCTCTTTGGATACGCCGAGCCGTTGATGGGGGAGTTGAAAGGCGGCTCTTTCGGGACCGCTATGGCGACGGCTTATAGCCGTGTCAATGGGTTGGTGAAGCTGCCAAACCAGGCGCTGCACGAGATGATGCGCCTCGGTCTGTGGGATAAAAACGCAATCGTCCTAAACAAGAATGGTGGTTTGGACCATGTAAAAGAGGGCAAGAACCCGCTTTTTAATTCCGGCGAGTATGCGACGAATCCTTTCGAGTTTTACGATAAACACGTGAAGTCGCAATACGACAAGATGGGGTTCGACGAGCAGCAGCGGCAACGCGAGAACGTGCTTCTTTTCGGCAGAACGGGAGGAAACCTATTCAATCTCGTTGACCAGCAAATGGAAAAATTAAGGGATTCTGCCAAAGCGATGAAAATTGCCGCGCCACTCCAAAAAGGGGTAGACGAGGAAAATAAGCAGTTGTCGGGTCAGATGAAGAATTTCGAGGCGGCTTGGTCCGATTTTCAGACGGTTTTCGGCGAGACGATTTTGCCGCAAGTCACAGAGATGATTAAGGGCGCCACATCGCTTCTGAAACTCGCAACCGGGGTCGCCGCCGGTGTCGGCGATCGCGACGCGAAGTTGACTGGACAGATCAACGGTCCGTCAGCATCTGATACTCCTGGGAAATGGGGGGCGCTCGGCGATTTATGGCGTAACCACTTTGGAGGCGATAAGGACGAGGCTTCCTCTGGGGCGGCACCGAACCCCGTCGCAGCGCCGTCGGCAAGGCCCATTGACTTGCATACGCATTTCTCGATGGACGGCCGCAGTGTGGCGGATATTGTTACGCGGCACCAGGCGGACAACATCAGTGCGAACAAGGGTGTCGGGCCATATGATATTGGGCTTGGCATGCCCTCTTTCGGAATGAAATAAGCCATGGCCGACATCACATTGCAACTAGGCGAATTCGTGTTTAGCGGATTCGAGATGCCGGAGCAGATTGCTTTTGGTGGCGAGCAGATGCTTGCGATCTACCGGATGGTTGGCGGCGCTCGGATCATCCAAGCGCTGGGTGATGATGACGCTCCTATCGCGTGGTCTGGTATTTTCCTGGGACAAACAGCGAGCGATCGAGTCGATGACCTGCTTGCGATGCGCTACGACGGGTTGCCGCAAACGCTGACATGGGGCGACCGCCGATACACGGTGGTACTTCAGACGTTCACGCCGGTCTACGAGACGCCGTACCGCATTAGTTACTCGCTGGTGTGTGTGGTCCAGAAGGATCGGACCTTCAACGATGATGAGACCGATGTTGATGCGACGATCATCGGTGATTGCACTGCGGCGAATTCGCTTTCCGCGACTGTGAACGATAGCAAGCTTACGGGGCTAATGGCGACGCTTTCGACAGCCGTTAAAAATGTCTCCAGCTTCGCAAAAGCAGCGCAGAGCACGATCTCGTCTGTGTTGACGCCGCTGAACGCAGCTCGATCTCAGGTGCAAACCCTGATCGCGTCGACCGAAAACACACTACACAACATCGCGACGGTTGGCGGCATTTTGCCGAATAACCCGCTGGCCAAGAACATCGCTTCGTTAACCAGCCAGATCAACTCGCATGTAACGGGAAGTGCGCTCTACAGCCTTGACTCGGTACTTGGGCGTGTTGCGGTAAATCTCGGGCAGGTAAATTCGAGTGTCCGGACGGTGACCGTCGGTGGCGGGAACTTATTTGATTTAGCGTCGAAGTATTACGGCGATGCCACGGCATGGACGTCAATCGCCCGGGCGAACAACCTCACTGACCCGCAATTGACCGGTGTCAACACGCTGGTGATACCGCAAAACACGTCGGACTCCACGGGGGTACTGACCGCTTAAGGAATCGCGATGGGCTTTTTTGTCGGAGAATCGGCGGTGCAGCAGCCGCGCGGCGCCGTAAAGCTCAACGGCACTGCGATTACGGGGTGGACACGGTGGACAGTAAATAACAACGCTTTTGCATACGCGGATGAGTTCACCGTGCAATTTGTCGTGCAAGGACTGCCGGCTGATCGCGATGCGAATTGGTTTTCGACGGTAGGAGGCACGCTTAGTGACGCTGATACCAATATGTATGTCGAGCTTTTTGCTGGCTTCCCTGATGACGTCGACTCGTATTCGGCAAGTGATTTAGAAAGCGTGATATACGGCCGAGCTGACGATATCGACTTCGACCCAGAGCGTGGCGTTATCGAGGTGCGCGGGCGTGATCTCACGGGCGTCTTTATCGATACAAAGACAACGGACAAGTGGACGAACTTGACTGCGTCCCAGATAGCCACGCAACTCGCGCAGAAGCATGGCTTGACGCCGGTCGTGACGAAAACGACGACGAAGGCTGGCAAGTTTTACCAAATCGATTACGTGAATCTGACCGATGAGCGCACAGAGTGGGACATCCTTTGTTATCTGGCGCAGTCCGAGAATTTCCGTGTGTATGTAAAGGGGCAGTCGCTTTATTTTGAGCCGTACCCCAACCAAGACACGGCCGACACGTTCGTGCCACCTTGGCCGATCAACTGGGCGCCTGCAGACACAGCAGGTGCTTCGGCCGCAGCGAATGTCATGGCCCCCAAATTTAGACGCTCCCTGACCGTGTCGCGAGGTGTTCAAGTGGTCGTGCGTTCATGGAACGCGAAACAGGGCAGAGGATTTACTGCGACATACCCGACGAGCAAGGCTGTAACGCTGAAGCCCGGGCAGTCGTCGACATCGGCGCAGATTTACCGCCTGACTCGCCCGAATCTGACGCAAGAGCAGGCGATTAGGTTGGCGCAAACGTACTACGAGCAGTTGATTAAGCACGAGATGCGAATGTCGTTCACGTCGCCCGGCGACAACGACTTAGACATGACTCGCTACCTCCAGGTATCGGGCACCGGGACCGCATTCGACCAGATTTACTACCCCGAAAGCATTCAGCGGACGATGTCCTTCAGTGGTGGATATTCGATGTCTGTAAACGCGAAGAATAGCTCTCCGGAATCACAGGCGACAGCATGAGCGATTACGCCAGACTGGCGAACCAGATGCGAGAGCAGGCATTGGCGGCGGGCAACGCAAGCGCCGAGCCACGTCACGCGACGATTAGCAGCTATGACCCTAGCGCGCATGCAGTAAAGGTGTTGGTGCAGCCGGAAAACGAGGAGTCGGGCTGGATGCCGCTGCCTGCTGTTGCTATCGGCAATGGGTTTGGGTTCGCAGTCGGTCCGAATATCGGCGATCAGGTACTTGTGAACTTCCCGCACGGGAGTTTTGAGGCGGGTGTCATCGTCGGCCGTTACTTCGATGCAGTGAATCAAGCGATCGCGGTGCCGTCCGGGGAGATTTGGGCGGTGCACAAGTCAGGTAGTTCGCTCAAGTTCCTGACGAACGGCGACGTGCAGATGGTCGTCAAGGGCAACTACACCGAGACAGTGACCGGCACCACGACGCGCACTGCTACAGCGCACCAGATCATGGGGCCTGTCGTGACGGACAAGACGATTTATGCCGGTGGCGACATCACGGATAACGCAGCGAGTGGCAACCAGCAGACGATGTACGGCATGAGACAGGCGTACGACATCCACTATCACCAAGTCGTCAAGGTGCAAACGGGTGACACCACGATCAACAGTGAAGTGCCAACTCCGCAGGTATAGCCATGTTCGACCTTGACCACTATTACGGGGGCGACCTCAGCGTCGATTCTACGGGCGACTTGGCCGTTGCGGATGCCACGACGACGGGTGAGCAGCGCATTTATCGACGCTTGCTTACGAACCCGGCCCTGGTGAACCAAGCGGGCGAGACGCTGGCGAGCGGAGATTACATCTTCCACCCGGAATACGGCGCGGGTGTAGGCCGTTATGTTGGCGAGCCGACCCGCCTGGACGAATGCCGCTCGAATATCAAAGAGCAGATCGGACTAGAAGCGGCGGTGGCCACCACGCCGCGCCCGGTTATCACACTCACCGCCGACGGGAACCAGCTTGCCGCAGTCGTGCAGTACAACGACGCGCAGACGACGACGCCAGTAACTGTATCTTTTGACGTGAACAAATGAGCGTATCCACGAAATCCTTTGCGACGATGGTGTCGGACTTTGCCGTCGCGGTGCAGGGTAGCTCAAGCAAGCTGATCAATTTTACGAAGGGCGCGGTATTACGCGCGACGGCTGAGGCCACGGCAAGTGTGTCGCTGTGGCTTCAAGGCACGATCTTGCAAGTGCTCGCGCTGACTCGGGCCGCCTCGTCGAATGGTTCGGATCTCGATACTTGGTTCGCCCAATTCAATTTCACGCGCTTGCCGGCCGACGCTGCAACGACGCAAGAAACGTTTTCTCGATACACGCCAACGAACTCGGCACTGGTGCAGGTCGGCGCACTGGTGCAGACAGCTGACGGAACGGTGCAGTTCACGGTTGTGGCCGACACGACCAATCCCGCTTACAGCGCTTCTCAGGGCGGTTATGTGATCCCGGCGGGGCAAGCGAGCGTAACCGCCGCAGTGCAATGCACAGTCGCCGGAGCTGCAGGCAACGTTGCGGCCGGCGCACTGAATTCGCTGGGTACCGGTATCAACGGAGTCGACTATGTGTCGAATGCTTCGGCGGTAGTGAATGGCAGTGATGCCGAGACCGACACTGCCGCGCGCACAAGGTTCGTGCTGTTCATTGCCAGCCTTGAAGCTGCGACGCTTCTTGCCGTAAAAAATGCCGTCGCGGCGGTACAGTCTGGGATGACGGCGATCATTGCAGAAAACACGCAATATAACGGCCAGACCCAGGCTGGTTATTTCACTGCGATCGTCAATGATGGGTCCGGTGCAGCGACATCGACTGAAATAGCAAATGCCTCGACAGCGATCGAGGCTGTGCGCCCACTCACGGTCACGTACGGGGTCCATGCGCCTACACCGGTGCAGGTGATCATCTCGATGTCCATCACAGTCGACACGGGCTACACGAAGTCCGCAGTGGCCGCGTTGGTGCAGGCGGCGGTCAATGCCTATGTCGCGTCCATCGCCACTACCGAGGCCGGTGCAACGTTGCCGTACACGAATGTTGCGACGCAGGCGTATGGCGTCGATGGCGTGACGAACGTGTCGAATGTCTTGGTCAACGGCGGCACCGCCGACTTGACGATCGGTTATCAAGGCGCGTTCCAAGCGTCAACTGTGACGGTGAATTGATGGCGACCGGCGATTCTGATGACATTCTTGCTCGGCTGAAGACGGTCAAGCCGCGAAATTGGTTCGGTGATTGGGCGCTCGCGCCGGTCATCAGCGCCGTGCTCACTGGTGTTGCCACCGTTTTATCGGCAATCTACCTGCTTGTGGTGTTTGCTAAGGCGCAGACCCGGCTCGACACCTCATCCGGTGGTTGGATCGATATATGGGCTGCAGATTTCCTTGGGACCTACCTCCCACGCAAGCCGAACGAGACTGATGCCAGTTATATCGCGCGCATCAAGATCGCGATTTTTCAAGGGAAGGGCACGCGCCCGGCGATGATCACGGCTCTCACGCAGCTGACGGGCCGCGCGCCGATCATCTTCGAGCCAAATCGACCGCTCGATACCGGATGCATGGGCGCAAATACAGGGCCTGCCAGCTTCTGCGGTGTCTCGCGTATGGGCTCGCTGGCCGTGCCGTACTCGGCGCTGATCACCGTATATCGGCCACTAGTGTCAGGGGGCTCGGCCGGGGCGGCGTACGCAAATGCGCCGGCCTGGTCCGCTCTGTCGACGCCGCTGTCTCAGGGCTATACAGGATCGCTCGCGGACCAGACGAGCTCGGCCAGCGACGCCGACATATACGCGGCGATCAATCAGGTGCGGCCGATTGGAACAAGAATCGGTGTAGCAATCACGAATTAAGCAGAACCAGACGAACCCAGGAAGGCCGCCGAGAGCGGCCTTTTTCTATTTGAGAAGCGAACGATGAAACGACCGTCGACGTATGTAGGGCAAACCGTTTACGAATGGAGCTTGTCTGCTCCATCGCAATATGCGATGACGGCGCTCGCGAAAGTCTGTCAGACGCTTTTTGGCACGACGACGACTGTCAACGGGCTCGCCTGTACGCCGACGTCGCCCGCAGGCATGACTGTACTTGTCGGGCCTGGCGAGATTTATCAAATGGCCTCACTGGAGGCGACGGCGTGCGGCACGCTCCCGGCAGACACAGCGCACCAGATCCTGAAGCAGGGTATTCAGCTCGACACCTTCACGTCGTCGGCGTTTGCCACCCCCGGTACGTCTGGTCAGTCGATTGCTTACCTGATCCAGGCCCAATACGCCGATCAAGACATCAGCGTGGATCCGACCACAGGCAACACGCCTGTCGTCCTCCAATACTACAATTCGACCACGCCAAGTTCGCCGTGGTCAGGCCCGAACAATTCTGGTTCGACCAGCAACACGTTCCGCGATGGCGTTGTCTCGATCAGCGTCAAGGCGGGAGCAGCAGCGACCACCGGGAGCCAAGTCACGCCGTCTCCGGATAGCGGTTATGTCGGCCTGTCGGTGGTGACAGTGGCGTATGGGCAGACGACGATCACGGCCGCAAACATTGCAGCGTATGCGAACGCTCCGCGGTTGTCGGATTCTTTGCTGAATCAAATCGCCGCGCGCGCGTTGCTCAACGGCTCCCCCTCGAGCATCTTCAATGCTGCCGCTGCTGCGGCTGGCTCGAATGTCCCGCCGATACAGCAAATTCAATCCGGCGCAGCCGAGACCGCAGTAGCGACAAATCCTGTAAGCGTCAACGCGATCGTTCTGACTCGCGCTATTCCAGTCACTGCGCTTACGGATCAGATGAAGGTGCGGTTCAAGGCGGTTGCCGCGAATACGGGCGCAGTCACGCTTAATGATTCGACGCTGGGCGCAAAAGCGCTGAATGGCCAAGGGAATGCGGCTCTCGTGGGCGGGGAGATTGTTGCCGGTGGCGAGTACGAAGCGATCTACAACGCGACTGCCGGCGTGTATCAGCTTGTGGCGCAATCTGGCGGGGCGATGCAGGTGGGTGCGGCGGTAAGCGCGTTGCATGCCCCACAGCTACAGCAAGTGCAGAATCTCATTGCCGGCGTCGGCCAGTGCCGCCTGAGTGTCGCAAGTTCGACTTCGCTTTTGTTGAGCCCATATAACGGCAACAACATCACGGTAAATGGCGCAATCGTACAGCTACCGGCATCCGGCTTGACTCTGGCTAATACCGGGCTACAAAGCTCCGTTGCGAGCGCATCGTACGCTGTGACGGGCAATGTCGTTACCTATACGACTGCGACAACCCACGGGTTGGCCGTGGGCTCGCGAGTTTATATAGAGGGCAGTGCAATCGGAGCGAATGGCTCGTACGTCGTTACGGCCGTACCAAGCACAACGCAATTCAGCTTTGCGTTCACTTACGCCACGACATCTAGCACGACGGACACGGGCGCGACAATGCAACCTGTTTACTATGCCTATGTCGGCTACGTAAGCAGCACGCTTACTCTGCTCGCGAGTCAGACGGGTTACACCGTTCAGTCGAACGGCATTGCCACGATGACCGGAGATACGACGAAGACGCTAGTTGGCATGTTTATGGTGAATTCGTCCGGGTTCATCGACAGCCTTGCGTATCGTTGGTGCTTGAACTGGTTTAACCGGCGTCCCCGTCGGGCTGCAAAAAATGGCGGCTCGATCAGTATCACGCAGCAATCGAACGGAATCATAAGTTCGACGCTACACACACGTTTCTTGATGTGGGCCGATGATGCGCCTCTGTTGAACTATGCCGGCTCGATAACTTATCCTGGGAGTTCGCCCTCAGCGACTCAACTCTCTTTCGGTGTTGCCCTAGACGCAACTGCGAATGCGATTGTTCCCGTTGTCGCGGCGACCATTGCGAGTACTGCATCATCCCCTTTTGGTGGGTGCGGAACGATTGACGCCGCACTAGCGGGGACGCTTACGCCGAACGAAGGCGCTCATGTGGCGTTGCTTACCGGTTACGTTGGGACTAACGGGGGCACGATAACGCTGGCCACGTATCAATGCGATATTTCCATTTGGGGCTAAGTTATGACGCAAAAGGTAATCGGTCCGTCTTTTTTCGATGAGTTGACCGCTCATGGCGGGCTAATCGGGCAGCACTTTGCGTGGCAGTCAGATGGCACGTTGGAATTCTTTTCCGATACCCCCGAGTCGGTAGTCACCGGCGTCGAGGCGGTATATGAGGCGCACGACCCGACGAAACCATCATGGACCGCACGCAAGGCTGCGGCGCAAGCTTTGCTGGACGCGTCCGACATCACGATAAGTCGGTGTTACGAAAATGCAGTGGCCGCTCCCGCAACGTGGGTTGCATACAGAAGTGCGCTCAGGGCAATCATAAGCGCATCAACTGGCGATGCTACGGCGGCATTGCCAACGAAGCCTGCTTATCCTGAGGGCACGTAGTCGGATCGGAGTTCGCGAACCTTATTACCGAAGGACTCGCGCTAACGCCATTTCTATGGCGCTCATGATGCGGCGCTCTACAATTGAGAGTAGATAGCCAAGAATAATCGTGGCCGCTACGCTTGCTAGCGCTATTGCAACGCAAGCTTTTGCGTTGGTGACATAAGACGCGAATTGCGTAACTAAATATGAAAATAGTGTAGTTAGAACGATGACTTGCAAGAGATAAATCGAGAAAGAGATAGTTCCTAAAAACTTCGATATGCCGCTCCTAAAGAATCGGCATAAATCGATGCTCATATACGATCCGCTAACAAAAAGTATCGACATTACGAATTTTTCGTTTTCTTGCGTCAACAATAGGATCCACTCCCCAAAATTTGCTGGATTGCTGATCGGCGCATGACTTCGCAAGTAGTACTCGATCAGATAAGCACAGGCCACTAAGATAGGGCCACAAACGCGTGCTGCTACGGTAAGGCCGATTTTTTTTAACCCACCAGTTGATCTGATGTGACTGAGTAGCACGCCAAAGAAGAAAAGGGCGTAGTAATCCACGCAGTGCAGTGAAATGGCTATAAGCAGTCCGAGGACTAACTTCGGGTATCTAAGTCTTTCATGAATATAGAGATACAGAAAGACAAAAATTGAGCCGCGCAACTCGGTCGCCATTGTCCAAAGAAATGGATTGAAGCCTTTGGGGTTTCCTCCAACGGCAAACACCGTAAAGAAGGGGTACATCAATGCGTCGATGGCATCGAAATCGGATGGAAGCAAAGTGCCTATCCAATCCTCGCGATGCAGAATTTTGGCGGCTGCGACATTGTTGACTATGCCTAGCCATATCGCTGCAACTGTAATAAGCGTGATTACAAAGATAGGTGCGGCGAGGCGAAAATATCTTTTTAAAACCATTCTGTCCAAAACGATTTTTTGGGTTCCAGCAAAGAATGGAGTTGAAAGTGCATCGCCGGAAAGAATGAAAAATATGTAAACAGCTAAAGGCCCGTCGAAAAAAAAGGCCAGTGCAGGCTGCCTGAAATTTGGATGTAGGGTGCCAAAAGATTCATTCCAGAAATGGAATACTACGACGGCGAGCGCGGCCCATCCTCGAATGCCGTCGATCTCTTCGACTCGCATCGACTTAGGCAGCGCCATGGTAGGGGTGCCACCATGAACTGAGGTGTTAGTGCTCGCTTTGACCATTTGATGTGAATGATTCATTTGTGAGGGCGGCAGCATATCAGAAGACACTTGCGGATTAGATTTCGCAATCGATTAATGCGTTGAAGAGCAAATTTGCCTTCCTGTGGGTTTTATTGATGCCCTATGCGGCCGCATGCTCTCTGATTGCGCGCAGTACATCTTCCCCGATCTTTTCTTTGGCGATTTCGGTGTCGTAGTGCGTTTGCAGATTCATCCAGCTTTGCGGGTCGACATTGAAAAAAACGCCTAGCCGCACCGCGGTATCGGCGGTGATTGCGCGCTGGCCTTTGACTATTTCGTTGATGCGTCGCGCAGGAACACCGATCGTCTTTGCAAGGGCGTACTGGCTGATGCCCATTGGCTCCAGCCATTCTTGCGCCAGGATTTCCCCTGGCGTTGAAAGTGGTACTTCGCGTGCCATAGTTTTCTCCTTTTAGTGGTAGTCGACGATCTCGACGTCTTGTGCATTGCCGCCTTCGAATCTGAAGCAAAGACGCCATTGATCATTGATGCGAATACTGTATTGCCCTGCTCGATCTCCCTTCAGTAGCTCCAAGCGGTTGTTCGGCGGTATCCGTAAGAAATCCAGCGTTGTCGCCGCATGGAGTTGTTGCAGTTTGCGCATGGCCACGCGCTCAATGTTGGCGAAGCGGGCAATCCGCTTACCGGAGAAGAGCGCTGCCGTATCGCGGCATGTGAAGGAAGAGATCATGAGAGAAATAATAACGCTTAGTGTTATTAACGTCAAGCGTTAATAGTCTTTTTAGGCCCGCCTCGTGCGGGTTTTTTTACGTCTAAAGGAGACGGAAATGCCCGACAGAGAGGATGGGGGGCCGTATAGCCCTCCAGTTACGCAACGGCTTGCAGCGCGCCACACGCTGCTCGCGGAAGTCTATATGGGCTACCAGATGGTCTCAATGGCGTACAGCGGGCAGGTAGGCGGTGACGGTAGTGGGGTCATGCACCAAATGCTTGAGCGCATGGGCATTGATGACATATGGGGCTGGACCTTCTTGCTGACTGGCGTGGGGATGCTGTTCTTCTCGCTGAGTGAGTTCATCGCGGGTCGCCGCTGGAACAGTTCGGCTATCGCTTGGTTTGCTGGATGGCGAAAGTGCTGCGCCGGATGCGCGGCGATTCTCTGGTTGATCGTGGGTTACCTGCTTTTCACGACATCACTGAGCGCATTCAAGACATTGACTCTGACAGTGCCGCTGCATCTCGCGATGGCTTGTTATTTCGTTTGGGAGAACAGCCGTGTCCGGTTCTATATGTGGCATCCCCGTGTTGCGCGTGCTCGCTAGTCTGCTTGCTGCGTGCGTGGCTTATATGTCTGCGGCTTATGCGGCCAACGTCGTCGCGATTCCAGTCGAGTCGTCGAGTGATCTGTTGGTCAAGTACGCCTGGGTTGCGTTCATCTCTCTCGCCGGGTGGGCTGTGAATTCTCTGCCCGTCATTGCGGATTGGGGAGAAGGCACAACGCGGCGAAAGCTCGTGATCGTGCAAGGCGTAATCCAAGCGCTGTTCTTTGGCGTCATGGCTTTCTGGGGCGCTGCCGGCGCTAATCAAAACATCATGGCCTGTTATCTCGCGGCTGCATCTGCTGCGTGGGCAGGAGATCGTTATTTCACATTCGGCAGGAAGGATCCGAACACGCCGGCCGGGCCGGGTACGGAAGGGGCAAAGTGAGTGAACAAGATCGAAGTGAAACTGGTGGCGGACGCCCGTCATTTCTACAAGTGGTCCTCGGTGCGCTGGCAAATCTTTTTGGTCGCGATCGTGGCAGCGGCGGGGCACTTGCCGGAGCTACTCAATCACCTGCCGGTAGTGCTGGACTGGCTCAATCAGAACTGGCCACAACTACAGCCGTTTCTGGCGCGAGTATTCCCATCGGTCAGCGCATCCAATTGGGTAGCGACCGCGCAAGTGCTGGCGATTCTGTTGCGGGTGACGTCGATCGAACGAGTGGCGACAGCTCCGCCGGAGCAAACCACGCCTGGGGCGCAGCCGTGAGCGAACCCGCATGGTTGACGCTCTGTCGCCCGCTGACGCAATCCTTTGAGCGTTGTCGCTTGGCGGCTTACCCAGACCCGGCGACGGGCGGTGCGCCCTGGACGATCGGGTGGGGTGCGACCGGAACGGGCATCGTGCCTGGGACCGTATGGACGCAGGCGCAGGCCGATGCGCGGCTTGAAAGCGACTTGCGGGATCGCGGCCGCACGGTCGACCGCCTGGTAGTTGTGCCGTTGACTGACGCGCAGAAAGCCGCGCTTGTCGATTTTGTCTACAACGTCGGCGCTGGCAATTTCCTCGGTTCGACGCTGCTGCGACGCCTCAATGCTCGGACCTACGCACTCGCAGCTGCCGAGTTTCCGAAGTGGAACATGGCGGCCGGCAAGGTGGTGGGCGGCTTGGTACGTCGCCGTGCCGCAGAGCAATCTCTTTTCAACACTGGCACCTGGAGCGACGCATGACGTTACTCGGAACCATATGCAGCGCAATCATCGCCGGGATTTTCAGTCTTTTCGGTAAGAAGGCGGCGTCGAGCGAGAACACCCAGGCCGTCGAAGTCGCCAACAAAGCCGGCGCGCTGTCTGCCGATGAATCCCGCGCCACGCGCGCTAACACCGATAAGGAACTCGCCGCAAATGATGCTCAGACCGATGCTGATCTTGCTCGCGTGCGCAGCGCTAACAGCTTGCCCGATGGTCAAGCAGCCGTCGCTGACGCAATCGCTCGCTCCCGTTCACACGCTAGTGCCGACAGTTGACTGCGACGAGGACAAACCCGATGCCGAACTACCTGATTACCCTCTGGCGCCGTCTGTTGAGTCGATCGACAGTCTCCACGCCTACTCCATTGCCCAGCAATCCTGGGCCGTCAGCGCCGCCGGCGTCGTCACTGACGAGCATACCTTACGTCGAAATACCCTCAAGTGCCTCGACGGCCTCCGCGCCCGTGGCCTCATCAACTGAAAAAGGAATCAACATGTTCACACTTACCGCAGTCGCAGCCGCAATTACCAAAGGCGAGACGGTCATCGAAAACGCAGTCGCCGCGATCGGCACCGCAGTAACCGCCGTTACTGCCGTCGTGGCAGGCGTCAAGAAGTTGATCGGTTATATCCCGACGCTGATGCAGACGTTCGAAAATGCATACGCCGCGGTCGGCGACTCGACCAATGGCGCGGGCAAGTTGGCCGGCGTGCTCGCCGCACTGGAAGCGACCGCCGCGAAGATCGGCGTCGACTGGAACGACTCGATCAAGGCCGTGATCGCGAACATCATCGCGCAGGCAAAGGCCGCATTCAACGCTGTGGCTGGTATCGGCTCGTCGTCGACCACGACCGCGCCGGCAACCACGACGGGCGCAGCAGAAACCGCCGCCACGGTAGGCTAACGACATGAGCGCGTTCCTTTCGAAACTGGAAATGGAAAACGCGGACGGGAAGGACGACGGCGAGTGGCTGCTCGTTGCGCCGCTCGTCTATCAGTCGGACGTCGCCAGCATGACGCTGACGGCACCCGTCGGATTTTCGACCGATCTTGCGTCTGTTCCGCGACTGCCTGTAGTTTTCTGGCTGTGCGGCAGTACGTCGAACGAGGCGGCCGTAGTGCACGACTACCTCTATCGATCGAAGATCTTGCCGCGCGCGAAAGCCGATGCAGTCCTGCGCGAGGCGAGCGCGGTCACCGGCGTGGCCGCCTGGCGCCGCGGCTTGATGTGGGCCGGCGTGAGGCTTTTTGGTTGGCATGCTTGGCGAGCGGATTCCGCGACACCGGTCACTGCACCAGCATCTCCATTGAAGTAATCCCCGATCACTGCTCGGGACCGGTGTACTGTTCTCGCCGTCGGCCTCGCTGAGCAGGGCGTGCGCGACCGCGTACAACTCAGTGCGCACGGCTCAGCGGCACTAAAGCGGCGGGCTGATCTGGAAGAAAAGGGGGAACTGGTCGGTTGTTGGTCGATGCTTACGCCATCGGCTCGCCGCCCACACTTTTTCTGACCGTCATGTCTTCTTGCGCAGCGCGTCAAGGAGCAACTCCATTGCGCGGCCAGCAGGGCCGTCTCTTTCCATGCGCGCCTCCATGCCCTTCTCAAAAAGGGTCATGCCTATGTTGACGAGAAGCTGCCAGTCAAATGGCGTAAGCACGTCCTTATTATCGGAAAGCCATTGCGCGAGAGCAGCAGTTGCATCGTCGATCTTCGGCGCATGGTCATCGACATATCCATCTTCAAAAAGTTTCAAGACCTCGTATGGCGTCATGGCGCACTCCGATGTGTTTCGCGAGAGTAGGATGGCTGAATACACCTCTTTAACGCACCCCCGAAATTCCCTACGTCAGAGTTACTCTTGGGACAGTGGGTGCGTCAAAAATGGTGCTGTAAGTCATTGTTTACTATGGTTGCATGCGGTGCTATTTGATGGGCTCTTTCTTAGCTTAACATACAGCGTAAGTATAAGATAAATAACGAAAAACCCTGTATTTGTAGCCTATTGTGAGAACGATGATGCGCATGCTTGGCAGCAAGCGACGCAGTGTCGACAGCAAACGGAGACCGTCTTGTTGACGACTGCCCGGCATCGAGAAGTCCGTTACGAGCACATCGCACGGTGGCTGATGGGTATCTTCCTGGCTTTTCAGGCACGCCATCAATTCGTCGCAACTGGAAGCAGTCCCGACGATGTCGATGTTCGGCATCGTGGCGCAGACGTGCTCCACGCCCCTGAGAAAGAATGGGTGGTCGTCAGCTACTATCACTCGACAAGTCATGACTGCTCCATTATCGAAAAGGCGCTCTAAGAGCGCGGAGAACCCTAAACAACGGGCTTAGGTCGGTCGCTACGACCGCGGGCATGGCCATGCTGAAAACAGACAATCCCCTTCAAGGACGGTGCACATCGTGCGGCTTTGACGAACCAAGATTGGGGTATGTCTCAATCACGGCTATGGTGCCCACTTTGCGAGGGTGACGAAACGTGACTGGTCTCAATCCCCGCGCCTTCCCAACGGTTACGGTGGGGTGTGATAGGGTGATACAGCAACAAGAAAAAGAGGCGGAACGGCATCCTTCGGGTGCCGGATAACCGCGGCACCTGTCGCGTCTTACAAGGCTTTTTTCATGCAGACCTACGTTCGTAGCTTGATACGCTTCCACCATCGTCTCTATGGCGCGCTGGCCGTGGGCGTCGTCGCGGCGGCCGTCGCACCATCGAAGTGGCACGTTTTCGAGCGTGTCCTGTTTGGTTGGAATGTGGGTCTGTGGCTGTACCTGATTCTGTTGTGGGCGATGATGTATCGCGCCGAGTCTGCCAGCCGGCGCGTCGCGCTCGACAGTGAAGACGAAAGTGCTTCAACCGTGCTGGTCACCACCTGTGTTGCCGCATTGGCCAGCATCGCCGCCATTGTGTTCGAACTCGGAACCGCCCATACGGCAGGAAGTGGTGGGCAGAAGGCATTGCATCTCGCCCTCTCGGGCTTCGCCCTGATAGGTGCGTGGACGTTGTTGCCGACCGCCTTTACCGTGTACTACGCTCGCTTGTTCTACATGCATCATAGTTGGAGCGATGCAGCCATGCCAAGATCCGGGGACGGTGTCGCTTCGCCTGCGAAATCGACCTTGCCCTTGCGTTTTCCGGATGACAAAACCCATCCCGATTATGTCGATTTTGCCTACTTCGCTTTTACGATCGCTGTTGCCGCACAGACGTCGGATGTGGCGGTTGCAGACTCCGCCACACGGCGCTTTACGCTGATCCAATCGCTTTTGGCGTTCTTTTTTAATTTGGTGATCCTGGGCGTTTCAGTGAACGTGGCGGCCAGTTTATTGAGTTGATGTCGCTGTTAAGGTGCCGACGCAACGACCGTAAAATGCCCATTCGTGGCTGCATCAGAAACATTTTTGCCGGTCACACACGCTGTTTCGATTGGCCTGTCCGACGTGTTGCTTCGGCGATGGCACGCTAACTTCGGGCAATCGCCTTGCCATGGCCGGCCAGGCGATGGACACCTGCCGTGGCGTCCACGGGGACAGCGGTTAGAATGCGAACTGTTCTCCCATTTTTACGCTGATTGCAATGGTCGCCTCCGGTACGCCCCCCCAAGATTTATCCCGTCCAACCCCTGGTCATGCTGTCGAGACGCATCCGATCGATGCCGCTGACACGCATGCGCTGCCGCTGCGATTGCAGGCCGTCGATCTCCGTAATGATCCGCTTGCCGCCGTCTTCGTAAAGGACGAAGTCGTCGACGTCGTCTTTGCGAAATCGCCGGGCGCGCTGCTGAGTTTGGAAGGGCCGAACGCTTATGCCGTCAACGACGCCTTGGTGCAAGCCGCCAGCGGCGAGCGATGGGTCGTCTCCCGTGCGCGCTTCGATCCTAAATACCTGCCTGCGGATGCCGGGTTACGCCATGGCGACGACGGTGCGTACCGTAACCGCCCCGTGCCGGTATTGGCCAAGCGCATGGACCGATCGTTCACGATCGCGCGAAGTGCCGGGGGCGATTTCTTGCAAGGCGTCGCGGGCGATTGGCTACTGCAATATGCCCCGGAGGATTACGGCGTGGTGCAGCAGGCGCGATTCGCGCGCGTCTATCAAGCGCGCCCCGAGCAGGGCGATCGATCGTCATCCGTCGATGCGGCAGGGCAAGCGAGCGCGCGAGAAGGGGATAAGGACAGCGAGTTGGACGCATGA